GCTGTAACAGCAGGTTCCTATGGTGCAGCAAATACAGTTTCTACGTTTACCGTAGATGCTCAAGGACGCTTGACAGCAGCTGGAAACACTGCGGTTAGCATTCTTGCTAGTCAAGTTTCGGACTTTACATCAAATGCAAGAGCAGCAATCTCAGTTTCTGGAGATCTTTCTTACAATACATCAACTGGTGTAATTAGCTTTACAAATGATGCTGGAGACATTGAATCAGTTACAGCTGGAACTGGCCTTAGTGGCGGTGGTACATCGGGAGCTGTTACCTTAAATCTTGCCAATACAACAGTTACTGCTGGAAATTATGGTGCAGCTGGGACAGTTGCAACATTTACAGTCGATGCTCAAGGTCGTTTAACTGCAGCTGGAAATACTTCAATATCAATTTCATCAACAGCAGTTTCTGACTTTACAGAAGCCGCACAAGATGCTTTTGGTTCATTAGTTAATGCGGGAACACTATCTGGAATTACCGTAACTTACGATGATGCTAATAATAAAGTTAATTATTCGGTAGCAGCACAATCATTTACTGCAGCTGCAGATTCTGGATCAAGTCAAACAATTACTGCAGGTGATACATTTACAGTTTCTGGTGGAACGGGTCTTACATCTGTTGCTAGCGCAACTGATACCATAACCTTAAACCTTGATAATACTGCTGTTACTGGTGGATCTTATGGTGCAGCAAATACCGTTGCAACATTTACAGTGGATGCACAAGGTAGATTGACTGCAGCTGGTAACTCAGCAATTTCAATTACAGCATCACAGGTTAGTGATCTTTCTTCAAATGCGGTTACATCTATAGCTGGAACAAACAACGAAATTGCAGTTAGTGCTTCATCAGGAGCTGTGACATTAAGTCTTCCTTCAAACGTCACAATTTCAAATAACTTAACTGTAACTGGAGATTTAACAGTTCAAGGTAACGTTGTTACATTAAATACAGCTACCGTAACCGTTGAAGACAAGAATATAGTTCTTGCTAACACCGCATCACCAACAGACGTAACTGCAGATGGTGCCGGTATCACAGTACTTGGTGCAACAAACAAGACATTTAATTGGCTTGATGCAACAGATGCATGGACTTCTTCAGAGCACATGGATTTAGTGGCTGGTAAAGAATATAAAATTAATAATACTACAGTATTAAGCAATACTACACTTGGTTCTGGAGTAATTAGCTCTAGCCTTACAGGTGTTGGCAACATTGCAACTGGTACTTGGAGTGCAAACGCAGTAGCAGTTACCTATGGTGGTACTGGAGCAACAGATGCAGCAAATGCTAGAACAAACCTTGGTCTAGCAATTGGTTCAAACGTTCAAGCTTACAGTTCAATATTAGCAAACGTTGCTGCTGGAACATATGATGGTGATGACAGCATTGTAACAGTAGGAACTATTACATCTGGTACTTGGAGTGCTACAGCAATTGCACCTACCAAGGGTGGTACAGGACTTACTACATATGTTACTGGCAACCTGCTTTACGCAAATGCTGCAAACACTTTAACAACTTTAGGAATAGGCACTAGTGGACAATTCTTGAAAGTTGTTGCTGGAGTTCCAGCATGGAGTGACACAATAGACGGTGGCACTTTCTAATAAAAAAAGAAAGGCTTTTTAATGGCTACCCCTAGTATTGTACAGGGTCAAATAGCACTTGACCCTGTAAATAGAATATTCTATTATATAGATTCTGATGGTAATTTAGTTAATTCTTCTTTGAATTTGTTACAAGATTCAAGCACTTTGATAACAACCGAAGAAGATTTAACTATTTCTGGTAACCTAACAATTTCAGGCAACACAACCATCATAGAGTCTGTGATAACAACCGTTAAAGACCCTATAATTACACTTGGAGGCAACTCTGCTCCAACTTTAGATGATAACAAAGACAGAGGAATCGAATTTCGTTGGCATAATGGTACATCGGATAAGATTGGTTTTTTTGGTTTTGATGATTCTAGTGGAAAATTTACTTTTATTCCTGACGCAACTAATTCCTCTGAGGTTTTTAGTGGGACTATTGGAGAGTTAAATGCCAAGCTAGATTGGAGTAATCTTTTAAATAAACCAAATTTAGTCAATAGCATCACTGGAACACCCAATGAAATAGATGTAACTGCAACAACAGGAAATATTATAATAAGTCTTCCTTCAACTGGTGCAATGAATATATCTGGGACTGCCGCAGGTTGGACAACTCCAAGAATATTAACTTTAACAGGCGATCTATCTGGTAATGTGACTATAGATGGAAGCGCAAATGTAAGTTTAAACGCAACAGTTGTTAGCAATTCTATTGCGCTTGGTTCTGATACAACAGGAGACTACATAGCCAACATAAATCAAGGAACTGGAATAACAATTAGTTCTTTGACTGGAGAAGGTGCAATACCAACTATTGGTGTTACACCGAGTACTTACGATGCTTATGGAGCAGCAGCAACAGCGGAAATCAATGCAGCAGCCGATGCTTCAAACAAAGCTAACACTGCCTACAATAACGCTGTTACCTATGTTAATAATAGGGTTTTAAACGATCTTTCAGATGTAACAATATCAAGTACAAGTGCCAAACAAGTTGTTTACAATAATGGCAATACCTGGGTTAATCATCAACTAAATTTAAATGATATATCAAATGTTGTAATAACTAATCAAACATTATCTAATAACCAGGTTTTAATTTGGGATGGAGATAATGAACGTTGGATTAACGGAACACCTCCAGTTACCGCAGACGGATTGCAACATAACTCTATAATTGGAGATGGTATAAATTCTGAATTTACAATACCATTTACATTTATAGAAGAAGATGTATTTGTTACAATACAAAGCGCAACAGCACCTTATGAAAACATAGAAGCAAGATGGGAAATTCCATCTGCTGGAAATTTAAAAGTTTCTTTTAGTTATGTACCAGATTTAAACTCTGTTAAAGTAAGTGCATTTAGTAACGTTGGAAGCGCTACAATAAAAGCGCCAACAATAGGCATTTTAGAAGATGTTATTTATGTTGGACCAAATGCACCTAACGCTGGAGATGTTTTATATTCAGATGGCACTAATTGGTATAATCACCAATTAGTGTTAAGTGACGTATCAGACGTTGATGCTTCTGGAGTTTCCGGAAATCAATTTTTAAAATGGAATGGTACAAATTGGGTTAATTCAACAATTTCACCAGTGATTACCCTTTCTGGTGACTTAATAGGAAATGTAACACTAACAGATTTGGGTAACGCAACGTTGACCGCAACAATTGCAAATAATGCTGTTGCATTAGGTACTGATACAACTGGTAATTATATGATTGATGTATCTTCTGGAACAGGCATTACGGTATCTCATACGCAAGGTGAGGGATCAACTGCCACGGTAAGTGCAAACACTTCATATTTAGCTACTAGAGATTATGTAGATAATTTTGTTTCAGGAATCAACTGGCACACTGCAGTCAAGGCAGCAACAACTGGAAATCTTGATGGAACTTATGTTAATGGAACTGACGGCGTTGGAGCAACTTTAACAAAAGCTACAGCTGGATCAATAGGGACTATCGATGGCGCTACGGTTACAGCAGAGACAAGAATACTTCTTAAATCACAAACAGACGCTAAACAAAATGGTATCTACACAATTGTAACTACTGGTAATTCAACAGTAGCTTGGCAAATAATGCGAGCAACAGATTTTGATAATTCTGGACCAGTTGGAACCATCGTTTCCGGAGATGCTGTTTTTGTGACCGCAGGAAGCACAAGCGCAAATCAAGGGTTTATACAAACTACAATTGGAACTGGCACTAATGGCGCAATAGTGATCGGAACAGATAACATTACATTTACTCAATTTACAGGAACTCAAACTTTTACTGCTGGTAATGGAATAAGTTCTAACGGAAATCAACTTGACGTAGGGACTGCTTCTACATCAAGAATTGTTGTCAATGCAAATGATATTGACTTAGCTAGTAATGTAATTTCCTCAACTGGAACTTATAACTCGGTAACTGTTGATACATATGGAAGAGTAACTGCAGGAACTAATCCAACTACTTTATCTGGCTATGGGATAACTGACGCAGTAAGTTCTTCTTTAGGTAGTGGATATATTTTTGTTGGTAATTCAGGCGGAAAAGCAACTGCAACCGCAATTTCTGGAGATGTTACAATATCAAATACTGGTAATGTCCAAATAGCATCAAATACAATTGTAAACGCAGATATCAACTCATCTGCAGGTATAGTGTACGGCAAACTTTCCTTAAGCAACTCAATAATTAATGCTGACATAAGCACAGCTGCTGGAATAGATTATTCTAAATTAAATCTTTTAGGATCAATTACTACAACAGACCTTGCAGCTGGAGCACCTAGAGCAGGCTTTAACTCCACTTTAAGAACAGTAACTTCTAGTAATACGTTAGTTGCCGGAGACCTTGCAAAATTAATAGTTGCAAATAGTTCATCAAATATAACAATCACTGTTTCAAATATATTAAGTGATGGAGATAGAATAGACATTTTAAGAGCTGGAACTGGAGAAGTAATAATAGGAAATTCTGGAGTTAATATCAATGGAACACCAGGCTATAAGTTGCGTGATCGATGGTCTTCTGCTACACTCATTAAACTAGATTCTAGCAACTGGGTAGTAGTTGGTGATTTAAAGGCTTAATTTTATGACAATACCAGCAGGCAGCGCGGGTCGGATCCAGAAAAAACAATAAACCAGCCATAAATTCACGGTACAACAAAGGCAAACGCTAATACAGCGATTACTAATGCCGGATTTACAGTAGGGTCTGTATCCACCACAAGCACCTCAGATCCAGCATTAGAAAATCAATTAACAACATCGCTTACTGACACTAGCATAAGTTTATTAGGCACAGCAATAAACTACACAATATACAGTCCATTCTTCCCACCGTATTTTCCACCGTATTTCCCACCATCATTCTGCTCATGTACTTATAATGGCAGTAACTGTTCTGGAGACGGATCTAATTGCGGTTGCTCATATGTAGGCTATACCTGCGTTGGAACGTTATCTTATGAATATTATGATTGCGGATGTTCACAAACGTGTTCAGGAACTGGTGGATACAATGGTGCATACCGAGAAGGTATTTGCGGTTACACTTCCGGAGGAGGCGGAGGAGGGGGCGGCGGAGGCGGCGGAGGCGGCGAAGGCGGAGGAGCTGATCCTTGCGCTGCTTGTGGTGGTGGACCTGGTGGTGGATGTGCTAATATTAAGGGCACTGTAGGATGTGTATAAAGTTTGTTTTTTAACTAAAAATTTTATGATATAATAAATAAAAAAGTAGGAGTAATAATTTTATTTATGAGTAATGAAAATTTATCTTGGGAAAATGTAACTTCAAATTATGAAACAACTGAAGAGCAATTCTTTAATGAATGGGCTTTTTTTGAGCAAAAATTTGGTGAGTTTGGCGAACCTGGATTTACTGAGCAAACGCACCCAGCAAGATTTCCAGGCATCTTTGGTCATAATAATAGTGTTGATGTAAGATTTACTCTATATCGAGGAGAAGATGGACAGCTTCTTTTTGTTCATGGTTGCTATATTGACGCTAATGACAATAACTTACAAAAACCATTTGTATGGAATGCACATCCTGATTATCAACGACAGGGTATTGGGACAATGGTAGCTAACTATATTAAATCAAGATATGAACAAGAAAACGGCACTGAGTTTACTTATAGCGAAAGCTTAAGTGGCACAAAGTATAACGCAGCAGGCGCTAATTTTGCTAATAAATATGTTAAAAATATATACGAGCAAAAAAATAATTAATAAACAAAAATTATGGACAAACCACTAAGCGCTTGGCAGCAGTATAAAAAAAAGCTAGGAGAAACACGTCCATGGGATGCGTTAAATCCTCATGCTCCACATGTTTCTGACGAGGAAGCTCAGTCTAGGTATGATATATGCCTAGCTTGCGATAGGTTACTTCCAGTTACTCACCAGTGCAAGGAATGTGGTTGTTTTATGAAGTTAAAAGTAAAGTTAAAATTTGCGTCTTGTCCACTTGGTAAATGGTAAATTTAATATAATTAAAAACAAATTCTTGTTACTATACCCATATAGTTTAAAGGATTAAAATGGCCAATACAATTACTCTTAAAAAATCTTCAACGCCATCTCAAGCACCGTCTACGCTTGCCGATGGAGAATTGGCCATTAACTACGCAGATGGTAAATTATTTTACAAGAATTCTTCCAACTCCATAATACGGAGCAGCTTTAATATCGTCTTTGTCAGGAACCTCAAATCAGGTAACTGTGACCAGCAATGCCACTACAGGTGCGTATACGCTATCTTTACCAAGTACAGTTAATGTAGGGAACTTACAGACTAATAGTATTACCGTTGGGTCAGTGCAAATTGATACAACAGGGGCAACTACAAATCAAGTTCTTAAGTTTAATGGAACTAAATTTATACCAGCAGTAGATGCTGGTGGAGATCCATCTGGTGTTTCATACAATGAAACTATTGGGGATGGTTCAAATACTTCTTTTGTTATAAATCATAATTTAAATACAACTGAAGTTTCAGTTGAAATACTAGATTACAGTAGCACATACGAGATCATTGATGCTTTGTGGGAGACAACATCTGCCAATAGCGTCACTGTGTCTTTTGCTATGCCTCCTGCAAGTAACTCTAGAAGAGTTATTATTGACGGTCCAGGAGACAGAGATTATTATAATACAGTTGTAGGAGATGGCGTTAATAGCACTATAGTCATCAACCATAATCTTGGATCAAGAAATATAATACCAGTTTTAAAAAGTGTTAGCTCACCATATGAGGTTATAGAAGCATTAGTTTATGCAACAGACATAAATTCAGCAACATTAGTTTTTGAAAATCCACCCAACATCGCTTCGATTTCAGTTTCTGTATACATAGTCCGCGAAGATGAAAATTACGTTAGTTCAATGGGAGATGGAAGCAGTACAAGTTTTCAAATAGATCACAATTTAGGCACTAGAGATATTGGTGTGATGGTTAGGGATTTAGCCAGCCCATATGCAATCAATAAAGTTCGATGGAGAGCTTCATCAACTAATCAAATAATTGTAAATTTTAGTACTCCACCAAGTGTGAATTCTAAAAAAATAATAGCATATAAAGAAATTGGTGGTTCAAGATATTTTAATAATGAATTTGGACTAGTTGACTCAGACGTTATTCCATCTTTAGATAACGTATATTCTTTGGGCACAAATGCATTACGTTGGAAGAGTATTTCAATTGGTGGCGGAACATTGTACATTACAGACTCAGTTACCGCCAATACAGCAGCCGTGACTATCGCTAACGGTGTATTTAATATTGACGGCATTGTTCAAGCTCAATTAGCAAACGTTAAAGTAACTAATCTAACTTTTAATGATAATACCGTTCAGACAACCGCTTATACGGGTGTATCTGGTGTTGGCGGATATTATGGTTCGTTCTATGATACAACAACACAAACTGCTACAAATGCAAGCGTTGCTTATTCTATGCAGTTAAGTAACACTGCTCCAGAAACGAATGGAATTTCAATTACCTCTGGATCAAGAATAACTTTTGCATACGCTGGAGTATACAATATTCAGTTTAGCGCTCAGTTGGATAAAACAGACAGTAGTAATGATTTAGTAAATATATGGTTTGCTAAAAATGGAACACCAATTGCTGATTCCAATACTCAAGTTACAGTGTTGGGAAACAACGGAAAATATTTGGCTTCTTGGAACTTTATAGTTTCAGTTACAGCTGGCCAATATATAGAAATAAAGTGGCAGTCTCCAAACGTAAATATGAGAATTGTTGCATCCGCAGCTCAAACTAGCCCTACAAGACCAGCAATTCCATCTGTCATAGTTACCGCTGTACAAGTAGCTTAAACTTGACAACCACCAATCCTTAGGCTAATATATTTATATGCCTGTAGAAGAACAACCAATCAATATTACAATTTCCAAAGAGCAGCTTGAGAGCTGGCATCTTTTTATAGCCCTTCCATGTTACGATTCTCAAGTAACAGAACCATTTATGATGAGTCTTCTTCAGACTTGTCTTTATTTTAAAGAAATTGGATTAAAGTATTCAATTTGTACAATCTCAGATTCCTTAATCAACCGTGCTAGAAATAACCTCGTTGCAAAGTTTATGGGTAATCCAGATTTTACCCATATGCTATTTATTGATGTTGATCTTCAGTTTGATAAAGAAACAATCTTAAAGTTGATGTGGCACGACAAGGATGTAATAACAGCTTCTTACCCAATTAAAGAAATAAATTGGGATAAAGTAAAAGAAGGTGCAATATCAGATATTGCTCCGACAGATCTCATGGAGTATGCCACTAGATACGTTGTGCACATGACCAAACCCGGAGAAAACCAATTAAATATTGATAACGGAGCAATCGAATGCTATGAAGCTGGAACTGGCTTTATGCTTATCAAACGTCAAGTCTTTGATAAGATGTTTAAAAAATATAAAAAATTAAAATACAAAGACGATACAGGGGCATTGCACGGTAATGAGATAGAAAATGCGTACGCCTTGTTTAACTCATATGTTGATGAAAATGGAAGATTTTTATCTGAGGATTATGGTTTCTGTCGTTACTGGCAAAATATGGGTGGCAAAATATGGGTTGATCCAACAATCAATTTGACTCACTTTGGTCGAATAAAATATGTTGGCAGAATGCTAGAATTTTTGAAAAGAATAACCCAATAATTTCATAGTTTTCCTATTACTATATCTCTAGTTGTTTAAAATCTCACTCTAGGAGAGATATGGCCCGTTTAAGAATTGAAACTGCACCAGAAGTAACCGTACTCGATGAAGCCTTTGTTGTAAAGGCAGCATCTGGAGCAACAGCCCCATTAGTTGAATTTAAAGATTCAACAGGTAACGTCGTAGCCAATATAGCTGCAAATGGCATTTTGAATGTTACTTCAGTTGTTGCATCAAATGCAGGGACAGGTTCAACTGCTCTTGCTACAAGAGCATATGTTGATTCTGTAGCTGCAGGTTTAAACTGGCATGATGCAGTATCTCTTACAACAACAGCAGCCCTTCCAACATGCACTTATAATAATGGAACATTGGGAGTGGGTGCCTATCTCGAAGCTAGCGCTAATGGTATTTTGTCAGTAGATGGTTTTGAAGTGACTAATACTTATTCAATTTTAGTAAAAAATCAAGCGGACGCCAAGCAGAATGGAATTTATAGAGTAGATTCAAAAGGAGCAGCTGGCTCAAAATGGAAATTGATACGCCGTACTGATTCAGACAACAGCGTTTCCGGACAAGTAAGGGCAGGGGATGCAATTTATACTGTTTCTGGAACTACAAACATTGGACAAGGTTTTATATTAATCACACTTGGCACTGGGACTTCTGAAGATATCGTTTTTGGAACCGATTCTTTAACATTTACACAATTTACTGGTACCTCAAGCTTTACTGCAGGTGCTGGTCTAGTTGTTAATGGAAATGAATTATCAATAGCCACTTATGATAATTCAGCTATTGTTATTAGTCAAGATTACATTAACCTTGGATCTATAACAGTTTCAAGTACTACAGGTTCAAACACGACTCAATTTCTTAGTAATATTTCCGTAGACACATATGGAAGAGTAACAGGTGTACAATCTTCTGGCGTTTCGTTTACAGGGTATGCACCATTAAATGCTCCAGCTTTTACTGGTAACGCAACAGCGTCTACAGCAGTTGCGGGTGCAAATACAACTCAAATAGCTACTACCGCTTTTGTTGCAACTAGCTTTGCTCCATTAGCTAGTCCAACACTAACTGGAACTCCATCTGCTCCAACAGCAGTTGACGGAACTCAAAGTGCACAAATTGCCACAACACAATTTGTTGCAAACGCAGCTTCTACAGCGTACTCTAATGCATTAAGCAATGCGTCGTCTACTTATATTGCAAAATCATTAGTTACGACTAAGGGAGATGTAATAGTTGCTACTGCTAGTGCAACTCCAGCAAGACTTGGTGTTGGAACTAATTCCCAAATATTAAGAGCTAATTCTTCAACAACATCAGGCCTTGAATGGGGTACTATCTCTCCAGTTATTACCCTTGCTGGTGATTTAACCGGAAACGTTACTCTAACAAATTTGGGTAACGCAACACTAACTGCAACAATTGCAGCAGACTCTGTTGCTCTTGGCACAGATACAACAGGTAATTATGTTTCAGATGTATCAGGTGGTACTGGAATCATAGTCACGCATACGCCCGGTGAAGGCTCAACCCCATCAGTTGCCATTAACACTGCTGTGACAGCAGATTTAACAACAGCTCAAACTATGTCTAATAAGACTATGGCGTCACCAATTTGGACGACTCAGGCAACTACAACAAGTTCTACATTTAGTCTTATCAACACAACAGCTACAACTGTAAACTTTGCTGGTGGAGCTACAACATTAAACATAGGAAATTCTTCTGGTAATACCTCATTAAGTGGAAACTTAACAGTTGGCGGAAGCTTAATTGTCAACGGTACTAATACTATAATCAATGCCAATACATTGGTTGTTACAGACAAAAACATTGAAATGGCTAACGTTGTTACACAAACAAATACAACTGCTGACGGCGGCGGAATTTTGCTTCATGGTGCAACCGATAAAACATTTTATTGGTACGATGCCACAAAAGCTTGGACTTCATCTGAAGACTTAGATTTGGTAAGCGGTAAGGTTTACAAGATTAATAATACAACAGTTCTTACTTCCACCCAAGTTCTTGGTAAAGCAGTTCCTTCTGGAACAATTGTTGGAACTTCAGATACCCAAGTTCTTTCTAATAAATCCTTTACTGGCGGTATAACTTATAACGGTTCAACTTCAGGAACTGTATTATTGCAAGCAAATGCTACAGCAGGTACAACTACAATTACATTACCAGCAACTACTGGAACCGTGGTAACAACAGGTGACACAGGAACCGTAACCAGCACTATGATCTCTGACGGTACAATAGTTAATGCTGACATATCTTCAACAGCAGCAATTGACCCAGGCAAGATAGCTGACACTACATTAAATCAACAAACAACCAGCTACACCTTAGTGTTAACAGATAAGAATAAGATGGTTGAAGTTTCTAACGCTTCTGCCACAACCCTTACTGTTCCAGCAGATAACACCGTAAACATGGCTACTGGAGCTACTTTAACAATTCTTCAAACCGGAGCTGGTCAGGTAACGATAGCTGGAGCTTCTGGTGTAACAGTAAGTGCCACACCCGGACTAAAGTTGCGTACCCAATGGTCATCTGCTACACTTATCAAGAGAGCAGCAAATACATGGGTTGCCCTAGGAGACTTAAGCGCATAATATGGTTACTTCAAATAATAATGACGGACAAAAGTCCAAAAGAAAAAAAGCTAAACCAACTATAGCTGCTCGGAGCTACTCAAGCAACAGCTAATACAGCGATAACTAGCGCAGGATTTGTTGTAGGAACTGTAACACAAGTTTCAACTTCGAACCCATCTGATCCAAACTTAAACTTAGTAGCAACTGCGGTAACAGATACTTCTGTTGCTCCAATGGGTTCAACAATTAATTACAGTATTACTGCGCCCTTTTTCCCGCCATACTTTCCGCCATACTTTCCGCCATACTTTCCGCCATACTTTCCGCCATACTTTCCGCCATTCTTCCCACCGTTCTTTCCGCCGTATTTCCCCCCATTCTTCCCACCATTCTTCCCACCGTTCTTTCCACCATTCTTCCCACCATTCTTCCCACCAGCTTTTAAGTAGGAAAAACAAAATAATTTACAGATTATTATAATAATTCTGTTATCGTATAGAATGAAGGAGTAGTAAATCTTTCACCGGCTATTATCTTTTTGACGCCGTGTAAATAATTGATATCTCCAGGATGGGCTACGGCTAAACCTGGTTCTGGCTTAACTAAAATATCATGTTGAGGATAATATAATTCTCCACCCTCAAAGTCATCATTATAATAAATTAATGAGTTTAAATCATAAGTAGGGAATGGATTTGGTGAACCATCGTTTAATTGCTTATCCGCATGAGGTTGTTGCTCTATTCCAGGAAACCATCTGATGATAACTGGTGGTCTAGCGAATAGACTTACATTAAATTGATCTTCTAAAAATAATTTCATTTTATAAATATATTTATTTACAAGATTATAAATATTTAAATTTATTTTTTTAAGAATATCTCCGCTGCACTGTCTATTTGCCCAGTAAGAGGCATCGTATGTGCAAACCCCATTATCATCGTAACTATTTTCTCCAGAATCAATCCATTCATTAATTGTTGGTAAAAATTTTTGTATTGTTTTTAAATCATCTAATTCAACAAAATTTTTAATTATCTTTACGTTTTCTGCCGAAGAACCAAAATGACCTGGTAGAATTAATGATTCATTACTAGAGTTAGTCACAGTAACCTCACTGATTGATATTTATGATATACTCATAATAGCATAAACTAAAAATGAACGGAGATAAAATGGAATACTTCCATATTGGGTCGTGCAAAGAACCACAAGATAATGCCAAATTCGGAATCTATTTATATAGAGGGGCATTTGAAGATAATGTTAATATTCCTGAAAGACTTGAAGCAACCATAGGGGAAAGCACCCACGAACTATTTAAGTGGTCAGATGCCTTAGTTGGTTATAACGAAAAAAAACCGGACTATAGAGATTGTGTAGACTTGAAAATGAGCCCAGCTCACTGGCAATATTTAACCCCAGAATTTGAAGAAGTTCGAAATTGTTATGAGGATACAGAAAAAGCAATCAAAAAATGTCTAACTCATTATCAGTCTATGTACAATTTTAAGATGGATTTTATGGAAGCAATTAATTTTGTTAGATATAAGCCAGGGCAACATTTTGAAGTACATTCAGATCACGGTTTTTCTTATACTTGTACAGTTTCTTCTGTTGCGTATCTTAATGATGATTATGAGGGTGGAGAATTATGGTTCCCATATTTAAATATTGCTTTTAAAGCACAAAAGGGTGATATTGTTTTGTTTCCATCAACCTACATCTACTCTCATGCATCACTTAAAGTTACAAGCGGTGTTAAATACAGTGCTGTAACTATGTTTGATTATAATGACAATAACCATAAACAGCCAATTGGTTACGCAATTGATGGTCAAAAAATTGAACCTGAGTTAGGTATTTCTAAAGGGAATAATCAACCACTGATGTACGAGCGTCCTAGTTAATTATATGACTAAGTTAACTCTGCTTAGAACTACTCAAGAACCACCAGAAATAAAACAATCTCGATTAAAAAGAGATTGGATGGATGACACGTATAACAAACACGCCTATCAATGTCTTCCATTAACGGTAGCAAATGTAACTGGTTGGGAGTTGCTTTTACAACAAGATGTAGTAGTTCAATGGGATGGTGGAAACACTGTACCTAAAGTTTTAGAAGGAGAAAAAATAGGTGACAGATCAATAGTTATACCTAGTATCATTGGGATGATGTCATTTATGACAGGTTGGGCATTCCATACAGAAGACGGTTATAGTACATGGATAAGTGGATCTCCAAATTATTTTGTAGATGGTGCTGTCCCGCTTACAGCTTCAATACCAAGTTATTGGTGGCCAGATGAATTCAATATGAATTGGAAAATTACAAAAGTTGGGGAGCCTGTAATTTTTCCTGCCGGCATGCCAATAATGCATTTTATTATCTATCCAAACGAACTGTTCCAATCAACCGAAGTCTCAATAGAAAATCTTTGGGATAATCAAAAATTAATGGATGATAGATTTGCTTACGGTCAAGCTAAAATGAAAAACAATGAACAGAATCCATGGACATGGACAAAAGGAATAAAAACTGGTTTAAATGAAAAAGGAGAAAGAATAGGTCCAGCTTTTGACGGTTTTCCAAAGGTTAAAAATCCTTATGAAAATAAACAATCATGATTTTAACGCAGGAAGAAAAAAATAGCATAAAACAAAAAGCAGTAGTTTATTTAGAAAATAAGATCGATAGATTATCGGATCTGATAAATGCTGCTGACCCAACTAAATCAGAGTTGTACTATAGGTCTACGCAATGCCTAGATAAACAAAAAAATATATTAAATAATTTAAAATGAATTCAAAACAAATTAGCGAAGAACCAATCCATGAATTTGTTGAGATCATGGATCAAACGATACCTTCTTACTCAGAAGAAGAAGGTAATATCGTCATGCAAAACGGCGGGACAACAAGAGAATATGTTCTAACCAAAGATTTTGCAGAAAAAAACAGATATATAATTCTTCCACTTTCCCCAAAAATAGAAGATTTAATCTAATGTATGACGTTGATAAAGACTTAGAATACCTAAATACACAACTTGCTTTGTATATCTGTATAATTGGATTAGATATAGATAGGGCTGAAACTTATTCAATAGATGATTTAATTGAGCAAGCCAGAATCATTACGGATATACCCATAGTAGAAATAGATTCAGGTAGCCTAGAAGGCTTGCAAGAGCCAATATTTCTTTTTTTAAAAAATCAAAGAATTGCTCTTATAGCAAACATAAGAAGACTTTGGTATATGCGTTCGATTGCGTTAGGGGCAAAAAATGAACTATGAGATAAATTATTTTGAAAATTTAGTAAAATTAATTAAATACTTAGATATTGAATCTGTTAAAGATTCCATAGATAAAAGTAAAAAAATAAATGAATATTTAAATTCTTTATCAATAGACAAAAGAAAAATAGCAGTTGGTATGGATTTTATGATTTGGTATTTTGATGTTTTCAGTAAGGATAGTCATTTTTGGAACGTAAATCCTGCTTACTTCTACGCAGCAAATACACATGAGTTTGGTTTTTTAACCGCAAAGCCAAAAACATCACTAATGACACTTCCAGCTTTTAATACTGGCTTGGCTAACCTAATGCAAAAAAGGTCTAAACTAACTTTATTAAATAATTATCAATTAAATCTATTTGAAAAGTTTATAAAAACTGACGATTGGAATTATGATACAGTCACAATGCAGCAGATTGAACATGGCGATAGTCCAACATACGATTTTATATGTATGAGTCTGCACGATGTCGTACATCGTCCTGAGTTAACGATTAAATTTTTTGATACACTTAATGCTAATGGAACATTAATGATGTTGTATACTGGTATGGATTCTTTATATCAGGATCAATCAATATATACAGATATATATGAGGTTCATGATACTTTAAAAAATATCAAGAATTCAGTAGTTTACCATAACCCAACAGGAGCAGCAGTTACTTACACAGTAAAACTGTAGTACTATTTAAATATGATTGTAATAGATGATTTTATTAGAGATAAAAATTTATTAGAGGAAATAGAAACTACTCCTAATTTTTTTCCTGAATCGATGGGAAATGAAGAGCGTATAGCAACTGTTTTAAATGGTTATCATGACGAACAATGCGACTGCTTTGCTCCATATATGTTTTGGGATGGTTGGCTTAAATCAGAAGCCGATACTCCAAGAAAAAGACTAATTAAAGCAATATGGGAAAACAATCTTCCATTTCCAATTGAAGAATTATGTGGATTTGAATATTGGACGAGAACGTTTAAGCCAGGTCAATTTTTAGACATTCATGTAGATGAAGATACATTTTTGTATGCAGATAAAAAAGTGTTTAGGGGACCAAAAATTGGGTGCGTTTACTATCCTCACACAAATAATGTTGTTGGTGGATTCTTGGAAATGCACCCAGTTGCAGTATCAGAAGATACACACGAAGCACTAGAGAGACAAAATATGGAATCGTTAGTTGTTCCAATTGAATTAAGAGAAAGAATAGCTTGTCAGCCAAATAGATTAATTATATTTGACGCAGGGCACGTAATACATAACACGACCCCTCCAATTTCTGGGACAAGAAGAGTTGTAGTCATTAATGTATGGCATAAAGATAGTCCACCAAGCGCACATGCTAACAGAAAATTTTACTATGAATGATGTAAGTCATAAGCCTAGAATTTCTGTTTTTACAGATTTTTTGCCTGAAGATCAATGGAAGGTTGTAGAAAAATATTGCAGAGACAATAAGGAAAAATTTCCTTTTGTTGGATATGATTCTCCGGTTAGATGGAAAATAGAAACACATTCAAAACATCCAGAACTTAGATATGTTAAATCATTTTTAATAAGTGAAGAAGAGTATGAATTATACGTAAATGGCAAAATATCGGAGCCATACCCTAATGATACTAAACACGGCGATAATTATAATATATCCATGAAAGTTTTTGATGAAAAAGATAAGCATGAAAAATCACCTGAAGATAAATATACGTCTTTAATACATTATGAAAAATGGCCAGATAACGTTTTACAGGGCGCAACGTTTGACGCACTAACAGACTATTTAAATGGAGTTGTTAAAATTGTTAAAGATATTTATGAGGTAGATTGCTTCAGCGAGAGTGGTCCTTGGATAGCAGTAGCAAAAGAAGGCGGTTACATGAATATGCACTGTGATGGAACATTTATACATAACCGAAATGCAGTGACACACTTTTCTTCAGTTTATTACATAAATGACGATTATGAAGGTGGAGAATTTAACATGCCTTTAATGGGTTTTAAAATTAAACCAAAAGCCAATTCATTATTAATTTTTAGTCATTCATCTCACGAGGATATGGCCCATGAGGTAACTCCAGTTATATCAGGAGATCGTTTTGTATCTCAAGGTTTTTTTGCAATTGTGGTATAATTATTGTTCTTTAGAGACAAGGAATACATATGCAACTAGGTGAATTTGATGAAAATAAAGCCAAAGAACAGGCAAAAGCGTATTTATCTAAATCTATATTTACTTTAAGCCATATACTGAATATAGATTCAAGTGGAGTATTTGAAGATACTCCAAACCCATTTGGGTTAGATAGTCCCATGCATCAAGGTTTTGAGTGTTTGAGAGTTGAAATACTTGCTTATAAAAAATTGGTAGGAAATTAAAAATGAGTAGCATAGACAACAGTGGAGAACAAATTGATTGGCTCTCTAGAAAAGGTGAATCGGTAACCGATTTTTCAGACTGGGATAATGAAATAATAGAGTGGGATTCCTCTACGGGAATATATTATGTTGCTGGCAAACCAGTTAGTATGTGTCAAGGTGTTGCCATGTTCAAGCCAGAAGAAGTTAATAACCATGATCAAACAAAATAGAAAGTATAATCCATATGCAGATCTTAGCCTACGTAGCTGTCACCTTGCTTCTTTATTGTATATTCTTGGCATAGACAGAAAAGAATTCCAATCAATATCAATTGATGATTTAGTAAATATTATTCGCGACAGATATATATATAAACATGACATATCAACTAACATAGCTTCTCAAGAATATATTAAAAAACAAAATATTCTTTTAACCAGAAATATAAGAAGAGCATGGTTTGACGTTCAAGTAGCTCATTATGAGGTAGAAAATGACAAGTGAAAAAAGATATGAGCCACAGATGTCATTTGATTATACTAAGTGGTTTTATGATTGGAGAGATTACGCAAATGAATCAACAAAAACTGATGGACCAGAATCTGTATCAATATCTAACTATCTATTTAATATAATAGGTGTAGACAGAAGAAATATCGCTACAGGTGGAGCAAGTGATTACGAATTTGTGATTCATTATCCTCGCCCAAATTTAGCCGATTCATACGGTCAATCACAATGGATGCCCATACTTTTAATTCAAGCTTTAATGGATATTGCACCAAAAAATAAAATATTAGCATTATCTGGTGGTTTAGATAGATTTAGATTAAAACCATTCCAAGATATATACGGGTCTGAGATTTATTTATTAAATAATAAAAAAGCAGCAATGTATGAAAAGTTTCAGTATCAAAATACTCCAATTGATTATGAAATAGTTACAAATCAGCAACTAGATGAAGATAATTGTAGTTTATTAAAATTTGATATGATCATTGGCTGGTCTCAAGATATGGAAAATCCATTTATACCAGTGGATTTTTATTTGGATAGATTAAATACTAACGGTATTATGGTAATACAAAATACTTCAGATAGTGTTTTCTTATATCAAAATGATACTCAAGCGTCTCCTGTATGGGAATACCACCAAGACATAAAGGCAAGATCAGACTGCCGCATGTATCACATACCATTGTTCTATGGTATAACGATAGTTGTAAAGCATTAAAATTATGTTTAATAAAATTAATCTAATATCATTAGATGTATACACATCAATTATAGAAGGTATAGATAATAAACTTGTAGCCAAAGAAATAGAAGAATTTTCTGGTGATATACCAAATATAAAAGATCCTCATCCTGCTCATACTTTTTATGAGGATAGGTACTATCCTTTTGAAAAACCAGAATGTGCAAAACTGTTAACTAAAATTACTGAAACTGTAAATACTATTTTAGGAAAAGAAATGGTTATGGATTCAGTTTGGACCCTCACTCTTGAACGTGGTCAGTCTGTTGTTGGGCATACACACAAGGTAAATACACAACTATACCCAGAAGAATATTATTCAATATCTTACTACGTTGACGCTCCAGTTGGAAGCGCAGAATTGATTTTTCTTACACAACACTGTAATACTGTGGAAAGAGCAAATTCCATTAAACCACAAACTGGGATGTTAACTTTGTTTAATTCTTTTATACATCATATGACAAATCGACACTATAGTGACGAAAAAAGAATAGTGATTAGCGCTAATTTTAGCCCCAAAAAACCAAATTTAACCCCAATGCCAGACTGGTCATTGTATAACGTACCAAATGTTTATGAAAATTAAATATTACTATCTTATGATAGAATATACTTTATTGGAGATTTAAATGACTGTTACAAAAGACACATACAAAGAATTTATTAATAACATTAAAATAAATGACATAGACCCAATTCTCAATGCCCCAGAAGTAGATTTTAAAGCTGTTGATCATGTGGTTAAAAATAATAGTGATGTTATTTTTACATGGGATTATTCTCTTGTTAGAAATCAACTTAGAAAGTTATATGAAAAAGCAAAGAATAACCAGTGGAATGGTGAAACCGCGTTAGATTGGACTATAGACGTAGATATAGAAAAATCTGTAGTTGAAGACTATGCTAACTTTGGTTCAAGTAGAGAGATGTCAATATATAAAGGTAGCCCTGTTGAAAATTGGGGAGACAAAGAGTGGCTTCAATTTGGCATTGAAAGCAGAAAGTGGATGATATCCCAATTCATACACGGTGAACAAGGTGCTTTAATATGTTCTGCAAAGTTGACTCAAACATGCCCATGGTATGATGGAAAACTATATGCCTCAACTCAAGTTATGGATGAAGCAAGGCACGTAGAAGTATTTGCTAAGTACGCAGATGAAAAATTGGGTGGAACACTTCCATTTAACTGGCATATTCAAAGCCTGATAGACGACACAATATCTGACAACCGTTGGGACATGACTTATTTGGGTATGCAAATAATGGTTGAAGGTCTAGGATTAGCTTCAATGGCGTATATGCGAGAACTAACCAACGAGCCACTTCTTAAGCAATTGCTTAGAAATGTAATGGCAGATGAGGCTAGACATATATCATTTGGTGTAATTTCTCTTAAAGAAATATATGCAGAAATGACCGATGCTGAGATTATGGAACGTCAACAATTTGCCTACGAAGCTAGCATTAAGCTTGGCGAAAGAATGTTGCAACAAGAAGTGTATGAAAAAATGGGCGTCAAGACAAAAGACATTGCGCCGTTCTTATTGAAGGATCCAGCTCAAGCTTGGATTAGAAAAATGCTTGCAGCTAAGATTGTTCCAAATGTTAGTAAGTTAGGACTGTTAGATAGAAACGGCGCTTGGTTGCGTAGAAAATTTGAAGAAATGGGAACAATAGAGTTTGAAAACCTTGGAGATTCCGAAGAAGAGTTTTCAGCTTTCATACACAGTTATTAATTATGAAAACGCCAGATGATTATAATGTAAATAATGTTTATCAGTATCAAACTTCTGAAGACGTAAAAAACTATTATAATGATTGGGCAAAAGATTACGATAATTATACAAAAGACGTTAAATACACCCTACCACATAGCGTAGCTAAAATATTTGTTGAATTACTTTCTCAATTTAATACATCACAAATTAATAATTTAAAAATATTAGACATAGGTTGTGGTACTGGTTTATTGGGTTCTGAAATAATTGAATTTAAAAAAAATCTTCATATAGATGGAGTAGATATATCTTCATCTATGTTGAGGATAACATCTATAAAAACAAAAGATTTTATTCCAATTTATAAAGTAATGATTTTAGATGATTTGACAAATCCAAAATTTATAAACGAAAACTATTACGATTGTTTTGTGAGCGCTGGTACGTTTACATTGGGTCATTTGTACGCAAGGGATATGGTTAATTTATTAAAATACTTAAAACCAAATGGTTTAGCCACATTCTCAATAAAAGAAGATCATTTTATTCAAGATAAATTTGAAAAAATATTTTCAAACTTAAAAAAAAATAATATTGTATATAATTTAAATTTTTTTAAAGTTAACTCTTATGACTCAGATTTTAAAGCAAAATCAATCATTGTTACATTTAACAAAGGTGATGTGATATAATTATAATTATGAAAACAAAGTGGAAAACTACAGTTTCAAATCCGTTAGGCCAAGAAGTCTATGATATGTTAGTTACTGAGGAAAACAATCTAATATCAGCAACTGTTTCAAATAATAAAGGGTCAGTAATTTTAACTGAAATAAATTCAGGTGAACAATTGGTTTTGGCAGCAGATATTGAAACACCAATGAGAACAAAGGTAATATTATCATTTTCTAAAAAAAATTACCTTAATGACCAAACTTTTTTAGCAAAATTAAATATTGGAAATTTTTCGGAAATGTTAGTAGAGTGTGTTAAGTATGAATAATTCAGCCTATGAAATCCCGCTCATGTCAATAAATGGAGCATACGACATAATGCAAACAGTTAAAGGGAAGTTAACTTTATTTACCAATATTGCATCAAAATTAGGCTACACACCACAATGTAGTGTGACCTGGTCATACGCAAGAACTTGTAAGTATTTATGGGAACTCCAGCAGGTTCATGATATGTTTAAGGAAAGAGGGTTTTCTGTTGTTGGGGCACCATGTAATCAATTTGGTAAACAGGAACCAAAAGAAAATTTTGAAATAGAAGCTTTTATAAAAGAAGCTTATCCTTTCGTTACTTTTCCAATTTCAGAAAAAATAGAAGTTAATGGAAAAAATGAACATCCTTTGTATACTTTTTTTAAGGGCCCAGAAAGAAGAGGGTATTCTGATACAACAGCCGATGGTAGCAAGGAAGCAGTAGACGGTCAAAATTTGGTTGGCCAAGCAATAGCAAGAATACCACACAGTTACGAAAAGTTTTTGGTTAGTCAACAAGGTGTTATGATAACAAGATTTAATTGGCAGGATGGTCCACTAGATGAAGAGCCAAGAGTTATGGGAGCTGGTTGGACAATAACAGAAGCAATTGAGGAGATGTTGGGATGAGTTATTTCCAAACTCAAATAGAAAATGATCAAGCAAATAAAATTGCGTTTCCATCAACACCAGAAGTAAATAACGAAATCATAAAAGAAATAGCTTCTATTGAAACGGAAATTTTGGGACCAGGTGTAGTAGTCTTTAGAAATGCTTTTGATATAAATCAAGACATAATACTATCTCACATAGACGGAAAAGCAGAAGAAGCACATAGCACGAGATGGACTTATATTGATGTAGATGGCGTAACAATGGGTGTAAATGAAGATGGATTTAGATATAGGATGGAAGATGTACCAGCTGCACCAGTAAGACTGCTGGATCCAGTCACCATAGCTACCCCTAAAGAGGTTACTGATTTTTTCTACTACATTGAAGAGCAAATATATAAATGCCTGATTAAGTATATCGATCATTATCCACTCATGCTGGGCAGCATATGGTGGAAGACTAGAGGGCATGTTCTTAGATATGGAGATGGTGGAAGACTAGGGTGTCATGCCGACAACGATACTAACTATAAAGTTACAGGTGGTGTACGCTATATGCCAAAGGGTATGGTTGCATCAAGACAAACTTGTGGAGCATTAATCTATCTTAATGATCATGTTGATTCTGAAGAAGAATTAAACGGAAAAAATTTTACTAAAGGCAATTTACGTTTTGTTCACTTAGGAATTTCCTATAAACCAAGAAAAGGTGACATAATATTTTTTCCAACAAATTATGTTGCATCACATGATGTTGAGCAAATGGGCAAAGGTGTTAGATATAGTTATTTAACTTTTTTTGGACAGGGAGCTAATGATAAAAATGCAAATATTATGGTTGTTGAACCAGAGGAAAGTTATCAATGGTGTCCTCCAGTTTGGTTAAATAATATTTATGATGATTACGAAAAATATTGCAAATCTGAATATTCAATTTATTCAGATCCAGAAAAAAATAACGTAGAATTAGGTTGGAATCCAGTGTATCAGGGCAGAGAAGTGGCTCAATATAGCACGTCGCACGACGCTATAGAAATAGAAGAGTCAACAAATGAAGACAAGCCAGATGAAAATCTTCCAGAAGGACCGTGTGGCACTGATCCAATAAGGATATGAGATGTTAAATAGTATTACTCCAAAACAATTGGGTAGTGGAATTGTTCTTTTTGAAAAAGTTATTTCTATGGAAAATCATACTGAAATAATTCCCTTTATAAAATCTTTAAAAAATAAGGCAGTTAAAGAAGACTATGTTATTATAAAAGATGAACTAGGCAATGGATTATACGCTATTAATAGAAGCGGGCATAGATACGCTATAGAAGATATAGAAAAAAGTTCTAGTCACATAATGAATTTTTTACTTCAAAATACTGATCCAAAAATAGTTAATTTTTTTATTAATTGTGAATTGGCATTTAGAAGTTGTTTACTTGAATATATATCAATTTATCCGATGGTTCTTCCAAGTCTTTGGTGGAGAACACAAGGTCATATTTTGGCATATGGACCTTCCAGTAGTATGGGTCTTCATAGCGATAACGACGTTAATTATCAACCGGGTTTTGAACCAGATTTGCAGGTTGCCACTAGAAGTGTTCTTGGTTCTATACTTTATTTTAATTCCTCAGTTGAATCAAAAGATAAAATTATAAATGACGAATATGTTGGTGGAGAAATAGAATTCCCATATATAGGTGTTAAGTACACTCCAAAAGCTGGAGATTTACTAATGTTTCCATCTAATTACATTGCCTCACATCAAGTACACGAGTGCAAGGATGGAAATAGGTATGCATACATCGGGTATTATTCTCAAGGGTCCATCCACAAAGAAAGAGGCATAGATATAACTAAAGAAAATATACCAGTGGGAAACCAGGGTCAAATTTGGATGCCAGAAATAGTTGAGCAGTACATTAATTTTGTTAAAGAAAAATACAAAGGCAAAAGTCAAGAATTATTAGCAAAACTATTGCAACCCACAAGTAGAAGCTATAATAGTGCAGACACACAAAAGGAATTACTGAATGATAAATAAAGACGCAGAAGCAGAACATTTAGGTGGTGGGGTTGTCTTATTTAGGGACGCTATTGATATAGACTTTGATTATGTTTATAATTTTTCTAAAGAAGCAGTTCAAAAAGAACGTGACGCAATGTACTCGCTAACGATAGACCCAGAGACTAATAATGAAATTTATATAAATAAAAGTGGATATTTTTTTCATAAAGATAGCGTTGAAAAAATGCCAGGCAGAGGTTCCGCAATACATAGGGACCAAAGACCAGAAGTAGTAGAATTACTTTCTTTTTTAGAAAAAACAAAAGATGAATATCTATATAAATATTTTGAATTGTTTCCATTAGCATTTAAATGCGTATGGTGGAAAGTAAAAAGCCATATTGTTTCTTATGAAAAAGATGTTTTTTTAGGATCACATTCAGACGTAAGCGCAGATTATATATATGGAATAAGAATTCCGCCAGACCAATTGGCTACTAGAAATATTATTAGTGTAATAATTTATTTTAATGATTCTGTTGATTCAGAAGAGGAACTAAACGGAAAAAATTTTGTTGAAGGACATCATTATTTTAATTATTTAGACATTGACTATAAACCAAAAAAGGGAGATATAATGTTTTTCCCCTCAAACTTTATGGCAGCTCATGAGGTAAAGTCAATTAAAGGTGGAAGTAGATTTACCTATTTGGGTTGGTATAGTCATGGAACTCCAAACCCAGAAGTAAATGAAAATGTAGTTGATCCAATAAAAGAGCCGGAATTGGCAAAATATGCTACGAATCTCTACATGCCAACGCTCACCGAAGACTATAGGGCATATTTAAAATCTAAAGGATATTTAGATACTTCCTATCAATACCATATTACTAATTCAAATTATTAAAAGGATATATGAATAAAAATAAATTAATAATTCAAGATAAAGGTTGCGGTCTTGTTCTGTTTGAAAATACCTTTGATATAAATCAAAAATTTTTATTTGAATACATAGAATGGCTTAAGCAAGAAGAAGAGAATACTTTTACATATGTAGAGGAAAATGGAAAAACCTTTGCAGTAAATAAAACCGGTTTTAGATTTGATGTCAATAGTGTTTCTTTAGCCCCTGAAAGATTCATAGATCCACTCTGTAGGATGTCAGATAGAAAACCAACAAAAGAACAAATAGAATTAATTAATCAGCTAGAACTTTTAATGTATGATGTGCTAGTTGAATACTGTAAACTTTATCCAGAAGCAGCAACTGTTTGTTGGTGGAGAATACCTGGCCATATAGCTACCTATACAGATGGCCAGCAGATAGGTCCACATTGTGACGATCAAATTTCCTATGAATTTTCTAGTGTATCAAGAAATGAATACCCTAAACACAGTAAATTAAGTATAAATATATATTTAAATACTGGGGTTGAAGAAGAGTCGAGTTTAGATGGGACCACTTATACTGGCGGTGATATATATTTTAAATATGCAAAATATAAACATAAACCAAAAATGGGCGATATATTGATATACCCAGCTAATTTTATTGGTACACACGAAGTTGCTCCTGTATTAAAAGGTAAAAGAATAGCCTACCTAGGAGCATGTCTTTATGGTACCCCAGAGCATTTTAGTCCAAAGCCGATTGAATCTGATCATAGAATCTGGTTATTAAATCTTAAAAAAGACGTTGGATTAGAATAACACTTTTATTATTACTATATAGCTAGGATCCCAGAAAGCTAAACCATGCTGTATAACGAACCTATATCATATAATGAACCATTTACAAGCTATAATGGCACGGTGCTTATTTACGCACCAAGTTTGCAAAATCCAATCACATTAAATAATATAACTGTTTTTTACAAAACTTTTGAAGATTATTCAAATTTAACAACGATAGGGATTACAAGTTTGGAAGTTATGAGCCAAGGAACTATAGTTATCGAAATATTGGATAACCAAATTGAAGCCTTTATGGCTCTTGAGTCAGTAGCTGTAGTCGGTGAAAACCAAGTTATAATAAATCCATAAAATCGCTACTATTAAGTATATTTTTTAAAATGGAGCAAAAATGACTATTAATAATGTGCTGGTAAATGACAGGGTTAAATTAAAGATTAAATTTTTTGATCAAGACTCTAATGGCAACCAAATAGAAGCTAATGTGGTATCCGTTGTCGTGCGTATAGTTAATTCTGACGAAATACCAGTCATAGATGATGAACTAGCAGTCCAAGTAACCTCTTCAGATTGGTACTATGAATTCACGCCCGCTTTGCCGGGGGCTTATGCAGTTTCTTTTACTGGTACTACGGTGGCTAATAGAAGCATTGTGTCCAGGATGAACATATATGCCAACACCTCTACCACAGAATATAAGCCCACGGTAACACTTAGATCTGATGAAACAATAGTTTTTGCACCAGATGTTAGCCCGCTTTATCTTGATCCAGAAGAGTTGGCACCAATATTTCCAGAAGCATCTTTAATAGAAATAGGTGAAATAGTTTATAACCATTCTTTAGAAATACAAGAAATGTATCATTTTGATGGGACAGAAGACCCAGGGACTTTTCCTTATATAATATTAGATTATGTTAAAGCTGCTTCAGCATGCGATCTAAGCAGAACATATGGATTTGGTGGAGATGATGAATTATCTTTGAAATTGGGAGATTTAGAAATAGTTAACAGATCAGCACCAAGGCAGATAGCTACAAGATCAAACGCAACAACATGGTGTCAAATAGCCGCTTCCCTTAGAAGAGAAGTCATAGCAAGAAAAGTAAACATGAAAGGCGTACTTCCAAAAGGTCTTCCAAAGAGAAAAGTTACTCTTACAGAAAGAGACCCTGGAACTGGAAAGAGAATTTATCTTATTAGCAAAGATATGTACTCTGTTGGAAGAGCTTATGTCGCCCAAGATGATACTACAAACGACAGAAGATTAAGGCAGTATGATTAATTCAAAATCTATATTTAAAAAAATATTGAGAGAATGGGGCCATGACGTACTGTTGCAAAGAAGATTATCTGATGATGGTCTATATTCTGACCGATTTGAAAGAGTGACAACTAGGCATATAACGGCAGCTTCTAGGTATTTAGCTTCAACAAAAGAAGAGGAAATAGAAGGAATAATAATTAATTCAGATAGAATTTATTATTTTGAAAGTTCAATTAATCCAAATTCTGGTGATAGAATATATGAAAGCTCTCCAGCAGGGTTAAATGACTACATTATCTATGTAATAGAAGAATGTTACCCAGTTAGAGGAAGACTTGGGGAAATCCATTATTGGACGGTTGGAGCAACTAAAGAAAGTCCATCGAGTTAATTTATGTTAATAGCATCTCCCGGTTTATTCGTTAAAATACCATTTGTATATAAAGATGGATATGAATATTTAGATCCAAGTTCTGAAATAAACATTTATTTAAATAGAGGATTCAACAGCACTGGAGCAAGAATACTTGGTCCTTACATATATAGTGTTGAAAAAGCTACAGCAGCATCTCCCACTTTAATACAATATTTTAGTGAAACAGATTATGTTGAAAGAATATCAGAAGGTTCATACGAATTAAATATAAAGGTTCCTCTAAATTTATTTGATGGTGTATACACCATTGGCATTAACACTAAAGTTAATGGAGTAACTGATCTAAAAGAAATAAATTTAGAGAATAAAACAGGGTACAGTATATATGCCGAACCAACGTATGGACTTGTTGATAAAACTGTAGCATTAAATCCAAAATCAAAGTATAGACAAATGGGCCAATTTGACACCAATAATCTAATGCTCATAGGTCACACTGATGCAATGGAACCTTATGGCATACAAAAAATTGTTTCAATGCAAAATGCAATAGATTTGTTAAGAGGAGATATGAATTCACCCTTACTTAGAGGTGTATTTGATGCTTATTCTTGCGGAGCGCGTGACATATACGTAATGTCTGCTGGTTATATGAGTGAGTATGTAAGTAAGGTTTCTGAAAGAAATATTAAGATATTTAAAGATTCACTTAATGAAACATATTCTTTTTATGAATCTTATTATGATAGATTGTCACAATGCTATAAGCTGTTAGAAGAGTATGAGTTTTTAGATGTTATTGTTCCGCTTGAGATAAGTATAGTAAATACTGGTGGAGTTAATTTTGTAAAACAATTAGCTAATTTTTGTTATAAAATTCAACAAAATACTGGAGAAATAACAATAGGTATAGCAGGATCAAAAAATGATGGCGTCAGTTCAAGTGATGTAACAGAACTATTGGCAACAAATTTTGACATTCAATCAGTTGTGGATACAAATGGTTATATAACAAAGGACACTGGAAAGCATGTATTACTTGTTTATGGTGAGGCAATCTTTGCCCATAAACAAATGCAGTTAAGTTATAGCAATTCTGTAGCCGCAGCAGTTGCCGGCATGTTGTGTTCGAATCAAGTTAATAAAGGTTTAAGCAAACAAAAAATACCTTCGGCTTTATCTATCCATGGAGCAAATTTAAACGTAGATCAGGTTAGGGCATTGAATGCAAAAAATATTAATACAATCGTAAGAGGTGGTAGATCTAGAAAAACAGTTGGTCCATATGATACTTATCTGACAAGTGATTATACTCAATCTGTAAGTGATAATTTTAAGGATTCAAGTAATATTAGACTTGCCGCTATGGTTATAGCAGAGGTCCAGGCAATGGCAAAAAATTCAATAGGTAAATTTAGTTACGCAAAAACAACTGCGAAAGTAGAAACATTACTTTCATTCTTAAAAGAAAATGATATAATAAGAGACTATAAATTAGAAGCTTTTGCAGATAAAGAAGAAAAAAGTAAAATATATTTTAGTATAGTTTTAATTTCTTCAAGAACATTAAGAGAAATATCATTCAACGTATCAACAGGTAGAGGTGCGTAATGCCACAGAACCAAATAAGATTTCCAGCTTCTAATGTAAATGAAATAGACTACGATAGAATGTTTGGCGCGCCACTACAAGCGCAGGGCAACTTAAGTTATCTAGAATTTATAACTGCTGTTAAAGCCCTTTGGGAAAACGCATATCCAGATATTAAAATAAAACCAACACAGTCTGGTGATTATGTCCATTATCCAGTCATAGTTTATGGCTTAGAATTAAGAAAAGCTCATTCAACAGAACCAAAGCCCAGAACTAGAATTTCCCCTAATAAGGATGTAGCAGTTTTTGGACAAAGATTTCAAAATGTAATAACCTTTACTGTTATTACAGAAACAACTGAAGGAAGTAAGTTAAAAGGGACTACTGGAAGAAGTTCTGGACCAGAAGTCGCGGAACAAATAATAGAAGCTTTTGAGGATTTTATGTTAGAGTATACTCCAGTTTTTAAAAGATTAGGAGCTTCTGAATTAGTTTACGCTAGAAGACTGTCTGATTCAGAAGAAAATAGAGGGTCTGAAGACGTTAATAAAAGAACTGTTAGCTATATGTTAACTACTGAAAAGCTGTTTGCTATGGAAGTTAACAAAATAGAAGAAATAGCCATAGATGTAAGAAGATATATGGCTTATGAAAAAGAAATTTGGGACCAATATTATAGCCATTCAACCCCTTCAACTGAGGGAACAGATTTAAATATTATTGACCTATACCAAGGCGCTACACCAAATTCATAATATTTATGTAGTTTGTTTTGAAATACTACCCATTACTATATTCTTGAAGTAAAAATAAGTTTTGCTGCAAGCGGAGGTCTAAAGGACAATGGCTCTACCAGGTGTAAAAACAATAGTAAAAGATAGATTTTATAGCATTTCTCGTCAGGATACTCCTGTAGGACCTAGAGTGGTTCTTATTGCTGTAAGAGGAACCGCAGATGGAACTGGCAACGTTAAGGATCTTGACGTAGTTCAGGCTACCACTGAACAAGATGTTATCACTGCATTCGGAAAAGATTCCGATGTTCATAGGGGATACTATGAATTGGTACAAGGTGGCGCAGAAAGAATTTTCATCGTTCCACTTCCAGCAGACTCAACATTTAACTATACCACTGGTGCAATAACCAGCGCAACTTATGCAGCAACAGGTGGCGGAAACGTTTTTGACGCCGCATTTGAAGCAGCAGAAGCTGGTCAACCAGACATTATCGTTCCTTGGGGCCGTTCTGGTCATCCGGAAGAGTGGGATGTTGACGGAGCAACTCCAAATACATTGACCACTGGAACTGGATTTGGTTTTTACGCCAACAACGGTACTGGATCGGGTAGCTTTGCTCTCAAAGTTGCTACAAAAGTTAAAGAAATTTCGGAAAATTCACACGCATGCTTTGCTGTTATGGGAATTAAGCCATACATTGGCACAACCCAATTTATGACACCAGCACAAGTATCAACTCATGTTTATAATTCCGGTGCAGGCCCTGCTAACTTAATTAGCAGAGATTCAGATGCTATGTCGGAAATTGGTAGACACGTTGTTGTTATTGCGACTGAAGTCAAGCCAGTTAACTACCCAGCAGAATGGGGTTACGCTAATGGCGCATGTGCATTTGCAGCAGCAATTAGCAGAATGTCATCCTTTACTTCACCAGTAAACAAGACAGCTTATAACGTAGCTTCACTCCGTTACAATCCTACAAGAACTCAGCAAGGTGGTTTATCAGACCTTGGAGTTAACTTTATTGCATTGAATTTCAATAAAGTACCTGTGTTCGTAGAGGGATTGACAATGGCAGCAGCTACTTCAGATTACACAAGAATTTCGACCATGAGAATAGTCACCGAGGCTGCTCTGTTGGTTAGACAAGTTTGCTCGAAGTTTGTTGGCGAGGCTTCAACGTTACAGACACGTAACTCAATGGAGACAGCAATTACTTCGGCATTGCGCGGCATGCAACAAGTAGGTGCCTTGCTCGACAGTGACTTTACAGTAAGTTACTGGCCAGCAGAAAACAAGGCGTTTGTTGACCTCGTGCTCACACCAGCGTTTGAAATCAAGAACATTGAAGTTCAAGTCGCTGTAACTGCATAATAAAAACATATAATTAAAATACCGAATTGGAGGGTATAATATGGCTGGTTCAGACTACTACGATAGTGCGGTTAATAAGTATCTAAATACTTACACCACATTTTCTGGCGCAGATATCGTTGCTACTTTTGGTGGCATTGAAATCGGTGCTCTTTCAGGAATTACTTTCTCCGTCACAAGAGAAAAAGCTCCTATCTACACAATGGGTTCACCAAACCCAAGATCATTTTCAAGAGGCAAGCGTGGTATTGCAGGATCACTGATTTTTACAGTGTTTGATCGTCCAGCTCTTTATCAGATGCTTGATGCAAACCATCAGAAAGATAACCCACAATTGTTCTACACCAGAAGACATAATACTCTTCCAGGTGATGTTGGACACAAGCGCGGTATTGCTGAGTTCAGTTCACAGGACTCAGACGTAGTATCACAGGTTCCATTCTACGCTGACCAAATTCCTCCGTTTGATATAACGATAACCTTTGCTAACGAATATGGCCAAGGTGCAGTGCGCTCGATCTATGGTGTTGAACTTCTTAACGAAGGTTCTGGCGCTTCGATGGATGACATTGTTATTGAAGAAACGATGACTTACGTTGCTAGAGAAATAGGTCCGATGTATAGAATTACAACTGACCAATTGTCTAGCGGCAAGTTTAATACTGGTGACCTTAGAGACATAATAAACAAAGATACTGTTTCTGAGGCTGGTTTGAATCCTAAGATAATCAGACCATAAGTTTAAACAATAAAAAGTAAGTAATATGGAGGACGGGGGAAACCTTTGTCCTCCATATTTTTTTATAAACTAAGATAGGATAATATGAACATAATTGATCCTCAACCAATAAAATATGACTTTGGTCCATACCACAGAAGAAAAAGTCTTTATGATCAAAGTACCTTAAGCAAAGCCCGCGTTGAAAAAGGTCTTCCTGATCCGTTTTCTAACATGTCTTTTGCAGGCACTGACATATCTGCAACAATGGTTATTCCAAATATAGACAGAGTAAATGGAACAATAGGAGAAATGGATGTTCTTGAATTAGCGGAAGTGCAAACAATATCTTATTCTATACACAGGGAAAATTCACCAGTTAGAACATTGGGCCATGTAAATCCACGAGGTTTTGTTAAGGGCGGTAGAACAATAGCTGGTTCTTTAATATTCACGGTATTTAATGAATACGCTTTTTATAGAATAAAAGAATATAGACATATGATGTCTCAAAGTGGTTTGTTCTTTGCTCCACTGGCAGACATGCTGCCGCCATTTGATATAGTATTAACATTTTTTAATGAGTACGGACTTGGCGCAAAAATGAAAATCTATGGTGTTACAATAGTTGATGAAGGACAGACTATGTCTGTTGACGACTTAATAACAGAACAAACATACACGTTTATGGCCAGGGGTATACAACCGTTAATTTCTATGGACTATGACCCAATGCTTCTTGGGTCAGAAGAAGGTGAAAGCGCAGTCTACAAACAAAGACAAGAAAATTATTATGGCGAAGATAAAATGAAAGAATATACAACTTTTATAGACAGAATAGCGAAACCAATATAATATGGCAGAACAAAATGACTACAGCAATATAGTTGGTCGTAAACCATTTAGACCATTTAGCGCGTATCTACCACCCGATATAACCTTTAGTAGAAACGGAGATAGTTTTTCTAGGGTTTTACCAAAATCATTTGATCCGCTTAATGAAGATATTGATCTGCAATGGGCTGGTAAAGCAGACGACGCAGATAAATTTAATATGTATTATGATTACTTTTTTACGGGTGAAGATGTAAAAGTTTATATAGATGGTTTATTTGATGCTGGTGATGAATTAGATATAGCTTCTTTTTCTTTTGGGATTACTCAACAAAAATCCCCACTATATGGTTTCTGGTCATATAATTACGATGTAATGATGGTTGGTTCAAGAATAGTTACAGGAGAACTTGCAATTTATACTAGATATCCCGGTAAGATGAGGGATCTTTTGAGTAAAGCAGCGGAAGCAAGAACTTCATTTTATTCAGAAAAACCAACTTCACAAGTTCAATCTTATTTAAGATCAAATGGTGAAAGTCAAGAAGACGAACAAAATATACAAAAGTATTGGGCAAACAGTCAGTTAGATAGATTAAGTTATGATAATAGAAACTCAGATCAAAGAAATATATTTAGTGCCCATCCACCTTTTAACTTAATTATTAAACATGGAGCCCAAGAAGGTTCTATGACAACAGTTGCAAGAAACCAGGGTTCTCAGCCAGATGATAATTATGACATGTTAGACAGACTAATGTCATTAGATTTTAATGATAGACTTTCGCAAAAAAACAGTAATCCTATGGATATTGTTTTGCAAAGTGTTCATTTAAGTTCAATGTCTACAGCTTATGCTCCTGGTGGGAATCCGTTAATTGAAGTATATCAATTTACTGCAAGAGATATGTATATATCTGATGGCAAATTAAAGAACCCACCAAATGGTATTATAACAGCTAATGACCAATCTGGTTCTAAGGCTACAAGTCCGTTAACAACATCTAAGCCGCCAACTGAAGAAGAACTTTTAACTAGAAGAGATCTAGCCAGAAATAATGATCCAAGATAATTGTGATATAATAATTAAATACATGTATTAAACAGGAGAAGATATGAACGAAGCAAGAAAAGTTGTAATTAAAGAAGCTCCAGATATTATTGAAGAAACTGGTGCAGATGAAGCCTTTATAATAGTGGAAGAAACTGTTGATCAAGTTGAAGACGTTCAGCCCGAAGAAGCGCTTAGTATCGAAGATCTTCCGGACGATGAATTCATTTGGCCAGGTGGACCAACCGCTGGTCAGATAAAGATGTGGAAAAGAGAATATGGTGATGTTTATGTAACATCAATTACCTATGATAAGCACATTGCTTGGAGAACTTTAAATAGACTTGAATACAAAAATCTTGTTAAGAAAATGGAACAATTAGTCCAAGCTGGACAATTAACACAGGGCGAAGCAAATCTTTGGAACGAAGAGGCAATAGCAGAAATTTGTGTTTTGTATCCCGCTTATGACAAGCAGTCTTTAGTATCAGAAATGGCTGGTCTTCCTTCTCTGATCTCACAAGAGGTTCTAGAGGCTTCTGGATTCTTAGCTCTTGAGGTAAGACAACTCTAATCATATGTTAGATCCAGAAATATTATATAAATTAAAAGAAAAATATGGATCTATTTTTGAGACCTCTCTTAAAAGAGATACAATAATATTTCGTGAACTAACATTCGCAGAGTTTGATAAGATTACAGAATACGAAATTTCTGGAGAATCTTCAGCTGAAATAGAAGATTTAATTATAAAATCTGCAGTCATATATCCCGAAAGTATTAATCTAGATAGTTATCCAGCTGGTCTTGTATCTTCTTTGGCAGAAGAAATTTTGCAGGAATCTGGTTTTGCTTCTCCATCCAAAGCTAAATTTGTTTTAGACCAAAAAAGAGAGCAAGCTGCTCAAGTTAGAAGCTTAATGAAAGCCTTTGTACTGGCTACTATAACAGCATACTCTCCTGAGGATTTAGATAACTTAACGTATACTAAACTGGCGGAAAAAGTTGCCTTGTCTGAAAAAATAATGGAGATTAAACAAGCAATTGCTGGTGTTGAATCAACCAATATAACATTGCAATTGATAGACCCAGAAGAAGAGCAAGCAAAGTTGGAAGATAAGGCTAGACGCTATGACCAATCTAGAAAAGAAGGCGAAGCTAAGTTTAGCGACCCAGTTGCCCAAAAGCTATGGGGTGCTAGATAGAGTAGAAGGGTAATCGTCCTTGTTTAGAGATAAGATCCCACTGCATAATATAGGCTATGGTGTCACCTCACGTGACGTGCCAGAAACAGATAAAGAAAATGAAAGGCCCAGTTCTAATAGCGGGCTTCTTTCAAGAGCTCTCCACGATAAGCCTATACTGCGTTATGTCGCCTCCACAGCCGCTACAATGGCTGCTACATTCGTTCTTACGAAGCAAATGGAGAAAGGTGGCCTAAGCTTAGCTAAGACCGTTCAGAGAGCTTCTGATAGCGGTTCAAAAATAGGTAGAACAGCTGTAAAAACAGCCCTCCAAATTAAAAAAGCTTTAGACGAATTAGAGGGCGTAAATAGAACTGTAGAAGGAATTTCCGATCCTTACTCTAGACTGTTTTTTGAAAAAGCCGATAAGTCAGTAATACAACCAGTTTTAACTAGACTTGCCGGAGCTAATACTGTATCCGATGGTGCAACATGGATGACATTGAAGGAATTCAGGAGCGCAGCTGCTGGTAAAGAACCAGCAGCTATGTGGTCATATAGAGACGCAGTACAGCAAAGATTGGTGCGCGCATCAAGAAGTTTAGCCATAGCCCTTCCCGTCACGTATGCTGTTCAAAGAGTTGTAACAGATCCTTTATTTGGTAATAACGACGACAGACCAAAAGTTAAATGGTACAACCCAGCTGACGTAATAACTGATTTTGTAACCCAATCAGTTAGAAATATTACAAAAGTAGTAGTCCCAAATGCAGTAGCCGGCGCAGCAGTTGACCATCTAAGAATGTTGGGTAATGCACCGTACCTTGATCATCCAATGCCTTTGACGGCCAATCAAAGAAGAACCTCTAATAAAATAGCAGATCTTAAAACAATTATGGAGTCCTTTGGTCAGGACACAGAAAAGATGTTGGTACAAGCATCTAGAATAAGCGCTTCTGCTGGATATGCAATGGAAAAATCTGTTTCTGAAGCAACTGCTAGAGATGGCGGTTTATTATTCTCAATGCAACAAGCCAGAAAAGGCGCAAAAACTGCAAGAGCAGCTTCTGAGTTAAGTGGAGAAGGAAAGCTTAGGCAAGCATCTAAGTTCGCTAAAGCATACATGTTTGGTATGCAAGATAATGATGAAACTTATCTTGGTGTATTAGATTCTTTTTCTTCAATCAAAGGTTTACCAACAGGACTAAGAACATTTGCTAAGCAATATAAAGCTGGACGCAATGCCTATGATGTTATATCTGGAGCGATATCATTTAACGAAGGATTGAGAAGATCTTCTGGAGATCCAAATAAAGCAAGCGCAATGCTTACTGGAGCAATAAGAGATCTTAAAGCACAACATCAAAGTAGATTTTCAAGTTTTATAAATGGATCTTTAGCCGCTACTGATACAATAGATCCAGATAAGGCTTTAGGTAAACCTGGTTCATTTACTTCTGCTTTTGAAAGAGACGCATATCAAAAGACATTAATACGTAATTTAACAAGAAGAGGAATTGATAAAAAAACGGCAGAAGAATTTGTTTCTGGTATTGGAATAAAAAAACTACCATCTGTTTCTGGTTCAAATAAAGCAGAAATATCTTATGGCATCAGAAGAATAATATCTGGAGAAACAAATGATGATGAGTTTTATCAAAAACTAATACAAAAAGCTCAAAAGGAATTAGGATCAAAAGCTAAAAATTTTGCTTTCAACACTATTAAGGATGCGTTCACCCAAACCAATGTTGCCTTCACTGATGAAAGTTATAGAAAACTTTTAAGAGAAAGATCTCAATTAGCTTTTCAAGACTTTAGAAAACAAATTTTAATACCTCAAGCTAACAAAATTGTCAGACCACAAAAAGCAATATTTGGAGATTTTTCTGGACCACTTAGTCCATCAAAGCAAGAATATTTAGTAAGAAAAACTGCTCAATCGGTAGGCATAAAAATTGTTGAAAACGATGGAACTTACGTATCTACTAGTTACATACATGACGAATTAGCAAAAAGAGGCCTCGATGCGACGGACACAGATCAACTTAAGCAGCACTTAGTCGATGCAAAATTGATGACAAATGCCTCTAGCCGTGGTGGGTTTAACTTATTTGGATTAAAACCATTATCTGTAGACGAAGCATTTGATAAAGGAGTTTTAGAATATAATACTCCAGAACAAAGAATAGCAGCAAGAAGATTATTTGCCGAAATTGCTATTAATGATCCCATTTCTAAAACAATTGGTTTCTCTAACTTAACTGGTGTATATGAAACTAAATCTGGAAAAGTTATTGATACATCAATATTAAGAAAAGGAATATCTTCTTTTTTTGGTGGTTTAACCCATGATGTAAAAATACCAGTAGTTAACTTTAACCCACTCCAAATGATTGGTCTTGGTGGATCAAATAACGTAAGGGTTGGAGAAGAATTCCAATTCATTTCAGGATCTTCAAGACAAAATTTCTTAGGAGAAACTGGAGAAGCACCAAACGTCTATGCTTGGGTTAAACAAAAAGGTGGACTTTTTGGAGACAAGGGTTCCATAGTAGGTGTAACTAGAAGCGGAATCCAAACTGAATTAGATGAAAAATTTGGTTTATATAAGAGATACTCTTCTGTATCAACAGACCTATATTCAAGAGCCGCAAGATTAGCTACTGGCGCAGAAGGTGTAAGAACTTCTGAAGTAGAAGAAATGCAAACCGGCACTCCATTAAGTAGATTTGAAAAAATAAGACGAGCATTTGATATAGGTGAAGAACAACCAAACTCACTTATAAGAAAATTTGGAAGATTTCGCAATAGAAAAACGGATATAAATAACCCAACAGTTTTAGCAAGATTAATAAGCGAAGGAACAATCCAAACTGGTAACGGTAGAACACTAAGCTTTAAAGTAGATGGTACATCAATTAGTACGGTTGATCAAGCTGGAAGACAAGTACATGATCACAATACAATATTAGCAGCATTTGATAGCTTAAGAGAAGATGCACAAAAACGCGCAATGACAGTGCGTGTCATGAAAGAAAATGAAAAAACTTTAAGTTTGCCTAAATTAGATGTTGGCGGTGGTGTATTCAAGCACGCAAGTGAAATAACCACAGAACCAGAACTTAGAGCAGCAATACAGGGTGTATCAGAAAGATATGCGTCGCTTAAACAAGCACTTGCCGCTAGAAATGTAAATGGAAGGGGTTTAACCAAATCTGTTAATTCGTTGGTAAATGAATTAGAAAATTCTACAAATCTTTCATTAAAAGAAACCGGATCAAGATCTCCAACAATTAGAACAAGACAAGATTATTTACAAAACCAATTGCATAAAGTTCTTATCGAAATGCATGCATTTGAAAAAAGTGCAGGTAATCCTTCAGCAATAGCAATTGAATTAGAACAAGCTTTATCAGAATTAAAAAAACAAAATTTAATATCACCAGCACAACTAACTGAAGCAAGAGCGGCAGGTCTTTCAATCCTGTTAAACATTAGTGCTTTTTCAACTCATCAAGAAGGAATGCAATTTGGTGCAAATGCATCAAGTTCGCTTAGAAGCATTATTGCTGAAAGAGATGTCAATAGCGCATTTGGCAGTGCCCTTAAAGGATTAGTTAATCCGTACTCTAGTCAAACTATAACTAACATAGGCGCAAGTTCAGTCAGTAAATATGCTAACGTAGTAAGACCAGGTTTTAAAAGAATTTTTGGAGCAGCACCATACCAAGTTGGTGAATTAACACAAAATGAATTAGGCAATGCCGGAACGACTTTTGTTCCTACATTTGGCACCGTTCTAGAAAGGAGAGCAAGAGGCCAAGTCACAACAGCTGGAGTATTTGGAAGTGTAATAGGTGCGAATAGTTATTCTAGCCCGTCAACATTTAGTGCGGCGTCTATACCAGCAATTCACTTAGTTGACAGATTGAATAGAGGCCTTGGAATGGTTGGGCTTGGATTGTCCAATGATTATAGCGGTCCATTAAGTCAATATGGTTTAGGTTTAATTGGCAAGAGAGCACTGCCAATTGCAGTTGGAGCAGCTGCATTAATCACTGCAGATAGAACAATTGGTGGATTTACACGCAAAAAAGACGCCAGGGGACAGAGAGTATATTCTCCGTATTTTGGAACAAAAATAGCAAGAGGTATAGTTGAAGCACAGTCCATAATGGCAGGTATAATTCCTGGTGGGCAAAATTATGGAGAAACAAAAGAACAATTATTAAATGGAGAAGTTCCAGTAAGACAAGGTAGATACTGGCCTTTGGGCATTACCCCATTTAAAGGTGGTAAAGTTCTTTATTATAGACCGTCATACTACAGGAGAATGCAGTCTGGTTCCCAATATACATCAGACTCTTATGGAACACCATTAGAGAAATTTGCTTTTGGTTATGACTTTTCTCCGTTAAGACCGTTTGATCCATATAGGTTTGAAAGAAAGCATTATGAGGATAGACCTTACCCAGTAACTGGTAATTATTTTACTGGGCCTTTTGGTCCAGCTGTGCCATTACTCAACGCCACGGTTGGGAAAATACTAAAACCAAACATAAGAATGCATACCAATGCAACCTCAAATGCATTGGCAAATTATGTTCCAGCAGGAATGCAAGGCGCTTATGATCCAAGTGGTTTATTAAGTTCTGGAAAAGTAAATATAAACGCTGGACAACCAGGAGCTTATATTGCAACTGGGGGCAGTGGTGCCGGTGGTGGATTCGGCTATGGGATGGGTGGTGGCTACGGTTCGTCTCAAGTTGCAGGATATCAAATAGGAGCATATAACCAAAAACTTTCTCGTGGAGCAAAAAATAATTTACACACAGCAAGAAATATATCTTTCAATACTATCTCTTCTTATAACCAAGGATATGTACAAGCTGGGCAATATGGCCCACCACCAGTGCCAGGATATATACCGCCAAGAATAGTTCCATCTGGTAAACCAATAAATGAATCTGGTGGAAAAATGCAAAGATCAGAACTTGGTTATAGAGTTCAAGAAATGTCTGGTATATATGGATTTGGTTTTTCTTCTCTTAGAGAAACTTTTGGATATGGGCAAAAAGATTTTCAACCAAACAGAGCAGTACTAGAATCTGCTGACAGGGCCTATGGTACTACTAGAGCGTTTTGGGATTTAAATCTTGGAGGTCTTGGCGATACACCAGGTGCATTAGGTGGATTAGAATTATCGGAAATAACAAGAAGATTTATACCAAAGAGAAGAAATGATATATCTTATATCAATGATATACCAAATACAGTGGGGCTTAAGCACCCATTTCTACCAGGTTCAGATTATTTTATAAATTTCAAAACTGGTGATCCATTTTCAAAAGTACAAGAAGGAGAATTAAGACTTCCGGGTGTAGCATTTGAAAGATTAAACCCAACAAGAACAAATTATAATGATCCAATAACACAATTAAAAATTCTTGGAGATGTTGCACCTTATTCCAGGCAATATAGAGCACTTGATAGACAATTGGGTATGGGGGGATTGGATCCAGGCGATAGGGTAGAAACTCAAAAAATAAGAGATCAAGTTGCCCAAACAACACAAAAAAATGATTTTACTCCATACAAATATAAATATACTAGCGCAAAAGAACTTGGAATTAAAAATTCTGCTAAAGTTGTTGCAAATTTTGGTGAGTATTTAGCACATAGAGATACATTTATCAATAATAAATTTTTTCCAAATAGAACAGCTCAAGAAGATTGGGAAAGAAGAAATGTTTATGGCACATCATTTGTTGAATGGAAGAGGCCAATAGATAGCTTTATTAAACCAATATATAATAAAGCAACACAAAGAAATCCAATAACAGCAGGATTGATTGCAGCTGGTGCTGGTTCATTATTCGGAAAGACAGCTACCACAAAAGCAGTTGGTTCATTAATTGGTTTTACAACTGGCGTGACCTATGCAAGCTATGCTAAGGCGCACCAAGCAGTTACTAATGAAAGATTTATTCCTAAAGATAGAAGAAAACAACTTGCCCTAGAAGAATACATGGACATGTTGACCTTTGTAAAAAATAAATCACTTGCCCTAGAAGCAAATCAAGCTGGCGACATGCAGGCAGCAAACCAATTTGAACAAGCCTCTAAGAGAACTATGTACGGAGCAGATATCTATGGTTCTCCAATAGATACATTAGCTTTAGCTATACCAAAAAGAAAAAGAGAACACTTTAAAGCAATGATAAATGCCCCAGAACAAGAAAGGGCAAGTATATTGTCCACTGCTCCAAGATTGGAAAGAAGAATTTTTGAAGCAGCATGGGGAATGCCGGTAGAAAAAAAACCAGATTTAATTGAGTATTTTTCTAGACACGAACTACCTAATATGAGCTGGGAAGGTTGGCACCCTAATACAAGTATGGAATCAATAAAAATAAAAGTTGGAGACTCAATGGGAATTAATATGTCTCAAATGGGTTACTATCCACAACAGATTAGAGAAGCTAATTTAATAAACGCTAGTTATCCAGATTATGAAAAAGAAGAAAAGCCAAAAAACATTGCGGCAAGGCTAAGGATGTTAATGTCCAGAAATGGAATATCTGGGTCAGTTTCTCCAGTGATGAATACTGGCGGTAGATCATCTATAAACATATCTGCAGGAGTATTCTAAAATGGCTAGTTCAATTAATCCATCAGTAAGAGCTTTAAGATTAGCCCTTAAGAGTAGATCAGGTGCGTATAAACTCTTAAGCATAGAAGATGATGGCAGAGTATTAAATAAAGCTACAGGAATTTTTTATGATGGACTTACCGAAGCAACAAGTGCTGTTGAACAAGAAAACCTTGTTGATTTCAGACAATTTTTTCCAGGAGGAAAAAGAACATCAGTCAGCCAATCCACAGGAGCTGGAATACTTGAATCTCAAGTATCGGCTGTTAATCAGTATCTAAGAAATGCGTCCGGAGATGATTTAAGAAGAAACGGGCTAGGTCATTTAATAGGAAAACAAGTTCAGCGGAACATTGGCTATATTTAACTGGGAAAATAATACAACAAATTTAAATAATTTAAGACAAAATTCTCCCTATATAAAAAAATTTCCTGGTTTAGAAAATGTTACTAGAGAAGGTCTTCAAGTTTTTGGTTTGCAAGTCGCAGGATCAGAAGAGTCTTTAAATTTATATCAACAAAACGTTTTAAGGACTTTGGCTGGTGCAGGAACATTTACTCAACCTTTTATAGAAGAACTTTTTGGGCATATTAAGACTTCTTTAACTGGTACAGATGCTCAAAAAGCCAAATCATTAGGAAAAATTTCTAAAAGTATATCAAAAGTTTCAAAAAGACTTCAAAGCGAATTATCTCCAAAATCACTTTCTTTTACCGAAGAAGAAATACAATCAGCTTTAGGGATAACTAATGTTGGTCAAACTGTTTACAAATATTCTCCGGAAGAACTTCTACTAAGAGTTGCTGGTAAAGATACAAGCTTAACTCCTTTAGAAAAAGTTTTTGTTTCAGCCTCAGGTGGAAGGCAAAGAACCGGGGCATTTTTAACTCAAGGAGAAGCTCTTGAAAACATACTAACAACATCGGGTTTTTATAGTGCACTTGGCGAAGATCTTGACACGCAAAACATTTCAGGATTTTTAAAAGAAGATTTAGAAGAAGCAGTTAGACGTAAATCTGGTGGTAGAACAGAGTCTGTTATGGAACTGTTAAAAGAAATATCTGCTGGAAGAACTGCAGTGCCAGAATATAGCGAAATGATAGGTAGATTGGGCGATAATTTAGAAACCTATGCTGACGGTGCGTATGTCTATAATAAACCAGCAATGATGAGGTTGGCAAAATTTAAAAGAACACAATTTAAAAATAGAAAAGAAGAACTTGAATTAAGAGGCAATATATCAACTGAAGAACTACAAGAATTAAGAGAGCTAGAAACCGAAGCTGTTAACGCAGAACAATTCGCATTAACTGGGACAAGTGCGCCCTCAAGATTTGTAACAGGTGCAGGAACCGCAAAAGGTGAGGCTGTTGCAGAAGATGTAGTGCAAAATATAGCGGGTATAAATGTAGGAAAAATGAAAGCAAGAGTAAAACAATTAGAAGGCTATACTAAATTAAGCAAATCCCAACAAGAAGAATTAGAAATAATGAGAGTATATTTAGCCGCACATGAAGAAGGAGAAAAATATTTGGCATTTATGCCCGAATCAGCATTAAAAAAAGAAGTTGGTTCGATTCCAGGTATTACATTAGATGTTTCTGGTGGTGGGGAAAGCATTGTTTATACAAACACAATGGGAATAATGTCTGATCCAGAATTATATTCTAATCCAGAATTAATGGCAAGAATTGAACAAAACGTTGTGCAGCACAAAGCCCAAATCGATCAAGCTCTTGAAACCGGAATTCTTCCAGAAGATTTTAAAAAAAGCATACTTACTCAAGCTGAAGCTTTTGGATTAGTTGAGGGAACCCCCGGTTCAATCAACCTTACTTTATTATCGCCAGAAGCAAGAGCTAAATTAGAAAGAAGAAGATTACATATAGCTCAACTACACAGGGGTATAATGCAAAACGAAGATCCAAGAAGAATTCCTGGCTTAATGAATGAAATGGTTACATATTATGGAACTGAAGTGGCAAGAGAAAAACAAGGGGAAGCTGCTCTAGCAATACCTGATATGACTAGAGTCAAATTGAGAACATACGAATCTCAATTAACAACAGCTCCAACACGCGCTAATTTGCAAGGTCATTCTGTTATAGAAACACGTTATGGGAAAATCCCGTTTGTTTCATTTACTTCAAATAAAAAAATAATAACAATATCTGGCACTAATGCAGCCATATACAAAGCATCAGAAGGAACTTTTGACTTGGATGACACCGGTCTAGCGTTAATGCAAACATTTAAGGATGACGAGGGAAGAACAAGAATTGGGTTTACTTTAAAAAGAGACCCTCAAGGTCCAGAAGAATCACTTTTGTTAAGACCTGAATTTGGAGATGCTAGAACGCTACAAGGCCTGGTAGGAGAAGCATCAAATCCAAACGCAGCGCATATGTTTTTTCAACAAGAATTAAACCCAGAAATAATAGAAGAATTAAGAAGACAAGGAGTGGATGAAGAAACTGGTAGACAAGTTTTTGAAGACATGCAACAAGCATTAAACATAAGAAAAGGAAAATACACTAATAAAGGTGGAAGAAATATTTCTTTTGTAAATACAGAAGAAGAAGAAGTTGCATCTGAAACATTCTTAAGATTAGCCGCAGAACAAAGATTGGGTGGAACTAGCCTTCCTGAATTTAATTCTTCCATATTAGAACAAGCTGCGCGTTTACAATCCGCTTCAGTTAGGGGAAGAAATGTTATTAGAAATGGACAAACTGTTCAAGTATTAGAAAACCTAACTGCAGAAAAAGGTGCGCAATATACAGCAGGTAATTTTGTTGAATTGGGGATTGAAACAGATGTGCCGGAAGTCGCTTCACAATTCAAAGATGTATTAAGAGAAGAATTAAACTTGCAAGGAATTACAGCAACAGAAAGCCAACTAGAAGGATTTCTCACTGGAACTGCTATACCAGGTGTTAATACAGAAGCAATGCAACAAACGGTTTTTCAAAAGTTAAGTACAAAATTGGGAATTGAAAATATAAAACCAGCTGAAGGAAGTATAGGAGCAGCGTCTAATAGGACTTCTGTTGTTGCGCACCTTTCATTACAAACTCAAGAAGTAATGAATAACCTAAGATTAACCGCAGATTCTGCAACAAGTGCTTACCTAAATAGGTTAGAAGCAGGATATGGAGCTGGAATTATACCTCCTTCGGATTATGTTGACTTAATTAATCAAATATCTTCAAGCAAAGTAGTCCCTTTACAAGAGGCAATAAAGGGAAAATCATACCTAGAGCAAAAAAAAATAGTAGGAGCGTATAGGGCTATAGCTCAAGCAGTCAATGACAGAAATTCTGAAATTGATGGAGCAACAATGGTTACAGCAAGGACATTAAGTAACTTTACTACAGCAGATGCTTCAGCTGCTGCTCTTTCTGCTCAGTCTAGATTTTTTGGAAGAACAATGGGAATCCAATTAGCAAATGGAGAATCATTAAATGAATTAGTTGGCATTGACCCTACAATCTTAGCAACCAGAACACGAATACCAGGTGATCGTGGCAGAATAAGGGCCAACGTAGAAGCCGGTTTACAAGATGCTGCAGCAGATAGATCATTAACTTCAGCACAAAGAAACGCAATAAGAAAACATTTAGCAAAATTAAGATCTATGTCAGATAAATCTTTTTTTGAAACAGTTGCAATAAAAGAAGGTTCGAAAAGATTTGCAAGCGTTGCGGGTGCAACAACAAGAATTGCGCAAGAAGCAAAAGCCGTGAATGCAAGGGTTCAGTCTTGGGAAACTTTAACGGGTAAGGTGTCTGGCCAACAAGTTATAGTCGGACACTCAGCTTACAGAATTCAGGCGCAAACACTTTTGCAAGGTGAAGAAATGCAAGGTCTGTTTGGAAAATTAAAAGAATTAAAACAAATAGCAGTACCAAGTCAAGAAGCACAAATAAATATAAGTGCAATACAAATAGATATTAATGAAAGATTGATGCAGGGTGTAGCTGCAATTCAAGAATCACATCCAACTGGAACTGGATCAATATTAGATATTGTTGATACTTTGCAGTCTGAAATGGTAAAAATACATGGCAAGCAGTCGTTAAGCATAATGGATGCGATGCGGACCAGAAGGCATCGAGCATACTGGCATAACTCTAGCTTCATTAGCTGGAAATAGAAGAAGATTGAGAGGGCATGCGACAAATTTAGATGCTATTGACTTACTCAAGCAATCATATAGGGACCATACTGGAGATAGTAGTGCGGATATTATGTCATTAACTGCGGAACAAGCAAAGCAGTTTTTAGCGGATGCCGAAAGAGATGCTGGAACACCTAGTGCTAAATCAATACCAGAAGAAATCATGAATTTTATGAATAGACTTTCTGGCAGAGTGGATTCAACTACCTATGGAGAAGGTGCTGGAGAACAAGCTTTTGCAGCCTTAAACCGTAGTAGAATCGTGTCTGAACTAGAAGAAAAAGCAAAAGAAATATCTGATACTTTACTTTCTACTTCAACAGCTGGTACAAAAGCACTCGGTGAAGAATTAAAACAAGCAGCAGAAAATTTTGGCATGTCTTCGCTAGTATCAAAAGCTCGCAATCCGTACAAAAGAGTAGCAGAGTCTTTTAAAAATGGAGCTTTAAAAGAATTATTTTCAAATCCTGTCTCTAAACAAGTTGGGGCAGCTGCTTTGATGACAATAGCTGGAAGCTTTATGTACCAGTCTAAAAAGAAAAAAGATTTTACAAAAGGAGATGTTTCTGGACCCCCCATGATGCCAGGAGGAAACCCATATGAAACAAACTATCCAACCAGACAAGCAATTACTCAACAAGTTCAAGCAAATAATCAAGAAGGGCAAATGCAATATCAGGTAAATACATCAGGCTCTCCTCAAGACATTGAAAGACTAAGAGGTTTAATTGGAGGTGTTAGTGATGCACAAATAAACAGTACTATGTATAATGGATTGCCCAGACTCGGTCAAGACCCGTATTCCCGAGTGGCCTCTAGCTTTTAGGTGTGTAATAAATGATTTTTGGTGCAGATCAACAGAATAAAAATTTAAAAGAAGCTGCTCAAAAAAGGATAGACACATCCCCAAGAACTAAAACAGCCAATGCTTTTTCAGCCAGAATTGCAACAAGTAAAAGTGATGGCCATGAAAAAAATAACATGACCAATTCTTCTAGGTCAGTTTTATCAGAAAGTAAATCAGATCCAGTAAGGGGTTCTAAAGAAGGTTTAATGGATCAGGTTACTGTTCCAATTCAAATGGAAGGGCAGGGTTATGATAATGAAGCAATTCAAAAAGCTAGATATAAAAAAGAATCTGTTCGTCCAGCAGCAAGACAAGATATAGCTAATAAACTAGGAAATAATAGTAAAAAAAGTGGTATAATTAACAATTACAGTTCTACATTTAATAAAAATAGTTCAGCTAATATATTAAGTGAACACCTCAAAACAGACGACATGTTTAGGTAAAGTATGGCATCAGAAAATGAAATAGACATAACTGGAAACGAAGCCTCACAGAACCTGTACGCCGATTCTGATCTAGCTCCAATCAGTTCTTTGTTTGGAGAAATGGGAAGCGATAGATCTTTCCTTTCTAAGGCAGCAAACTTCTTTGACTTTATCGGTGACTCAACGAAAGTAGCAATCAGTCCATTATTTTTAATACCTGAAGCTGGAAGAGATTTTGGTTTAGATGGTTCTTCTGATGAAGTAAACAAAAATTTGCGTGGTTGGGGCACGTCTAGAGATGCATTAAATGATGGTTTTACAAAATATTTAACAAGTTTTAGAAAATCTGAAAGATCATTTTTAGAAGATGAAAAAAATAGAAATCTAATTTTTGAAAAAATATACCAGTCTGGACTATTGTCTTTGGCAGAAATGGCTGGAGGAATAAGAGAATTTGCTCGTCTCAGGTTTCAGGAAGCAGACACACTAAGAAAATCTGCAACTGAATATGCCGATCCCGTAAGAGATACAATGTGGATGCAAAAACTTAACCAAGCAAAGGATTATTTTTTTGCAGATCCAGTTGCTTTAGCTACTGTATATAAATTTTTTCCTAATCTTTATAGACTGTATATAACCGCACTTGCTGCAACCGCAGGGTATAGTGGTACTGAAGATCCGTTAAATGACAGTAGTCAGATGCTTGAAAGTTTGTTTAAAGCTTTTGGTACAGACCAAAATGGTAAAGCAACTTTTAAAGCAATTTGGGCTAAAGAAAATTTATCAACAGCACAAAGAATTCTCGAGGCAGATGCAAAGATAAGAAACGTCAACAGTGCTCCTCCGGTTAACCCAGATATATTTCATTTGCGTTTAGGTGCCGCAAATTTTTACGTACCTCCAATTTCAATTAGTGTTAACACAGGATTTAAAACTGGAAGTTTAACAGGTGGGGCTATCAGACAAAAAGCTTCTCCTAAATTTAATTCTGGTTACAGAGATACAACAATTAACTTAAAATTATTTTTTCCAAACTATGAAGAAATTTGGGGCATTACAGTAGATGACGCAACAAAGATAAGCTTGCAATCAAATTTTTATATTGATTTTAAAGATCCAGAACATGAAAAAAAGATAGATAAATTTATATCTTCTTTAAGGGGACTTGTTGCAGCTTTTAAATATTCTCCAATTCTTCCAATAAAAAATCATTATTTAAATTCTGTTTTTAATATAACTGGCGTAGCGTTATCTTCAATGACTATTTCTACAGTTCCAAATTATCCATTTACCCTAGAAGTAGATTTGGAACTTTTCCAATTTAATCATAAACCTTTTCTTCCTATGATTAACGATTTTAACCAAGCAGTTAATTGGGGTAAATATAGGCAATATATGGGCAAAGCAGCTGGATCATTGGCTAATTCAGTTAACTCAGAGTTTTTGATGAATACAGTTGAAGGTAAGACGGCAGTTACAACTGGAGTTACAACAGATCCAAGTTTAGAAAATGGATACGACACAATAGTTAACTCACCTTACGGATCTTCATATGAAGATAAAATTCCATACAATAATGGAGTTTTAACAACTAACGTAATGAATGATTGGGTAAACGGAAACGGAATAACTCTCTATATACCTGAATCTGTTCAATCAAAAATTTATAGTCCAGATGTTTCTATGTTTAGAAGTGAAGAAGAAGCTGCAATAACGCAAAGTAGCAGATCTCTTTGGGATAATTTAATGGGTCAATTTGGTATTACATTATTAGATTTTGGAAAATATAGATCTTTAGATACGGTTATAATCAATAGCTTAAATCAAGAAATAACACTAAAAACAAGAGATCAGGTAGCAAGGGTTGTCGAAGTTGCTTTGGCTGGTGCAAACTCAAAAACCACTTATGAGCAAGTATATGATGCAGCAGTAATCAGTTATATAAATTATTGTTCAGAGGTACTGCACGCACCACTTAATACACAATCAATAGACTATTTAAAAAATAGAAAATCGCCAAACGATGTGCAAGCACCAGTCCTTACAACGCCAGAAGCAACCAATGCTCTAATAGCTAAAAAATGGGAATTGTACCTTAGTTCACAAAGTGTTGATGGACTATTATCACAAAGTATAACCAATAACGTTGAAGCAATTTTGAGAAAAAGAAAAGTTGATATAATAGATAAAACTTCAAAAGAATGGATCTCTCTTCATGCAGTTGAAGAAAAGAAATTCATGGATGCCTTTACGATACTGCTTTATGAAAGAACTTTTAAGGATGAAGGCATTAAATCTTTATTAGGACAAGCAGCTATAAAACAATCAAACCAACTTGGTCTTCCAGCATTTACCATAAAAGAATGGGAAGTCCCTATGATGAAAGTGGATCTTGATCCAAACTCTGTTATAGTAAATTCTGTTAGTCTTAGTATGGGCAATAACTTGGCCAAAATGCAACTTCAAATGCAAGAAGAGCCTACATTCCAACACATAGGTTCCAAAGACACTATGATAAGTATTTCTTTAACTGTTTTTGGAGAAAAAGAATTAACAAAAATAAAAAAGATGTTTGATTTCTTAAGTGGTTTAGCTAGGCTGGAACACGCTGCTGGTGTCATAGGATTTATGGGAATTAAAAACATAATAACAGCCCTATCTGGGGTCAAGTATGTATTACCAATCAGTTTTACAGTTGACACTGTTCCTGGATACCCGCATGTTTACAATGTAAACCTGATGCTGGCCGACTTTGATATATTCCAGCAAAAGAGAGAAAACATTAGTTCTGAACAACAAATTGATTTTATCAAAACATTTGGGACAAAAAGAAATCCATTCTTAAGACTTAAACAGAGATGGGATATGATCAATGCGTATCCTGACATGCCGCTGAGCGTTGTTGATCCAGATACAAAGCTAGTTGTTGGTTCTATGGATCCAGATTATTATTTTAGATCATTTGAAATGTTTGATAATGATGTTGTAAACAGCATTGTAGAACCGCACCAATATACTATACCAACTGGAGAATGGCAAGATGAAAAAACTCATCTTAACGATAGAGGTAAATCATACGTTTATTTTGTAAAGAAAATGTTAATAGAAAGTAGCGGTGATTATAACGCTGTTAAAAAATATTTAATTGATGACGAAAAACTTCCAGCAGCAGAAGCAATGAAGATTTTTAGAATAGCAATATTTGATCAACAGTCTGAACCAGAGTTCCAAACCGATTTACAGTCAAGTAGATTCATTGCCAATAAGTATCCAACTCTTTGGAAAGACATGATTGATTCATTCCAAAGTGATGAAGATATTGATTATAAATTTGAAGATATTAAATTTAACACTAGATACGGAGACTTCAAGATAGGAGATTTGGTATCTGGATCCAAAGAGGAAATGGACAAGTTTAATAAATTAATTACACTTGACACAGAAAAAGATAAAAACGAATTACCATCGTTTGATCCAGATGATGTTGATCATTTTGGTGTCATGCATTTGATACCAGCAGCAGACTCTGGTACAACAGATAAGATACCGGCCATATATCAAACACCCGACGGTGGTTATGTTATGGGGTATTCAAATAAAAAAGATGGAAGATTCTACATAGCACAAGACTTCTTAAGATTGAGTTCAGACGGAAAATTGACTCCTACTTCTCAAGTTACAAAAATTTCAGATACCCAAGCCCCAGAAAGAGATTCACAAGTTAGCCATACTGGAGTTGTAGGAGCAGCCTCATTAAGCCAAACAACACACGCATATGGATCAGACCAAACAGATAAGATGCAGTCTGTTCAATCAGCTGGAACACACAAGGGAGTTGCAAAACACTGGCAAAAAATGATGCTTGATACTCAGTATAGAGATACTACTGGCAGAATGTTAAGGGCTTTCCCCACATATATGTTGTGGTTAATTGATGATTCTAATTACTTTGCTGGTGTTAAATTATTTGATAATTTTTATGGACTTCAATCAATAATAGATTTTTCAATTGTTCAATCTGAAGATATTTTAGGAGACACTCTGGTTCTTAGATTATCTAATACTTATTCTAAATTATCAAGACCTGAAGCTACAATAAGCAGCATAGTAGATCTTAATGGAGAATTAACGCAAAATATTGGTACTGGATCTTTAAATACAGTTAACTTAAGCAGCGGTACAGCTCAAATAATAGATACGTTGATAACAAGATCCATGAATATAAAGTCGCATATGAGTTCTAAATATGTTACTGAAATAGATCATATAAGATTAAAACCAGGTGTAAGAGTGCATTTAAGAGCTGGTTATGGATCTAACCCAAACTCACTGCAAACAGTGTTTAATGGTGTTATCGCAGAAGTAGAGCATGGTGAAATTATGACTATCACCGCTCAGTCAGACGCTGTAGAGTTAAGTCCTATAATTAATAGTACAAAGAAAAAGGGAGATAGCGGTAAGATTGATGGAGGAATAAACACTGGACTTTGGATGTCAGAACCTAGAGACCTAATGGTGAGACTTCTCTCAATGGGTGCTTCAAGAATGAGAGAAGCTTTTTCGCACGCTACAAGAGGAGCAGTTTTTTCTGAAAATAAATTTGGCATAAGACATTTTGGTTCTATACTCTATGCTCCATTAACTCCAGAAGAACAAGCAAAGCACGATCAATACAGGCAAAGCGTTATTAATGCTTTCAACGCAATTGGAAATAATCCAATATCTGGGTCAGTAGGTTTAGCTTGGAACTCAGCAGCTAATTTAATTACTGGTGGTGCATTGATAGCTGGGTCATCATCTTTAGCTATGACTACCGCCGGCTTATCACCTGGCATTGGTGGAAACGTTGGTATGGAAAGTGCTGGAGGTTCTGTTAGAACTCCTGTAGTTGGAGCTATGCAATCTTTATGGGGTAATTTTAGTACTCAAAGAGACCTTGAAATATTTAAACGAAACATATACCCAGGCAATGGAGTCGGAGTAGCTCAGTTCCTTGGAGGAGACCTTGATGATGGTTGGGCAACTATGGCTAGTATTGATATTTCAAGTGTTGATCAAGAAAAATTTGGATATTTAAATAGATTATCGAATGATACATGGTCTAATTTAATTGATCAATCTTCTAAACCTGGTGGCCTCGATGCGTCGGTTGTTTTAGATCAAGCTACATCGCAAAATAAATTGGTTAATTCAAGTCACTCAATAGGTTTATCAAAAGTAATATCAGGCGGTATTTCTGGTGCGGTTGGTTCGTATAATCCATTAGCTGGAATGTTTTTAGGTGTGGGATTGCTTAAGTCACTCAATGGAAGAGGCGCAAGTAATATTATGAAAACATTAGGGTTAATGAGTGATTCAGATGATGACATATATGATGAAGTATCATTTAGAGCACAAACATACATGAGAAGTGTTTGGGATATGTTCCAAATGTGCGCAAAGTTACTTCCAAATTATATTGTTGCAGTAAGACCCTTTGAAGATAGGTCTACAATATTTTACGGAAAACCACACTGGCTTTACACATCTGGCGTGTTTCCAGTTTCAACAGGATTTCCAAATGAAGAGCAGGCTAAAAAAGAGGGATCTACTATACCGGGATATATAGAACCTGATGATTCACTGCAGAAAATATTGTTAAGCGTTAATAAAGAAATGACGCCAAACGCAGATGCCTTAGCTTCTCTGCAGAATAAAGAAAGTAGTATTTCCGAAGACATAGCAAATATATCTAAAGATATGATTAATATGTCTGGTGTTTTTAAAGCTGGCAGAAAACTTAAGGGCAGAATTATAAACTTTTCCGATAAAGGCAGAAACGCTTATTACGAATATGGAAAAGTAAAATCAAGACTACCAGTTAATAAAGGAAAGGTGCAAGTAGGTTTCCACTTACCGTTTAATAAAGCTGGTACTGGTATAGACATGAGTATACAGCAAGACCACCAGCAAATACCAATGCTGCCGATAAGATTTTCTTATCCATTTTTTACAAATAGAGTTTCTGGTACTTTGCCATCTTTAGATTTTGACAAAATAGTTCACGGAGCAAAACAAGAAAACTTGATACAAAGCGTTGCTAGTCTTGTTAAAGTTTCTTTGATAGATAAAAATCTAGTAATTAAAGATAAGGACACAGAAAAAACAGCATTAGTCTCCCAAAAACCAGGAGACGATGAGCCAACATTAGATTTTAATTTTAACTTTGCAGCAAAGCTTCCATTAATGGGTATACAAGATATATTAATAAACCAAGCAGCATTTGACCCTTCTGGAATATATGATCCAAAAGCAGGACTTGGCCAAATAAATGCAAGTCAAACAGTAAGAATGCCGGTACCATTTGCAGACTTTGCCAATGCCGGAGACATAGATGGAGCAATAGGTGAGTCTGTTTACTTAAATGAGAAGTTTACAAAATATTTTGATGACTTAGATCCAGCATATCAATTGTCTAACAGTAGATTTCCTTCATTGAGCATTAACTTTACCGAATGGGGAATGCCAAAAAACGCAGATGATGAACAATTTTATATTGCTATGAGATGGCCATACGATCCAACTTCAGAAAGTTCGATAAAAGCAAGAGAAGCTTTGTCCCCAACATGGCCAGGAGCTAAATCAAAAGCAGTAGATCTTCCAGTTGGTCCAGATGCAAGAAGAGACACTCTTAAAAAATTCTTGAATATGTATAACATTAGAGAAGAAGATTTAGCTGGTTCTCCAGAAGATTATAAGAAAAGAAAAGTCTTGGTATATAACCCAGAAAAAAAGACTGCAGTTGTTTGTACGCCAGCTTATTTTCTTTGGGGCAAAACTGAAGCTGATGGTTCTGGAAGCAATAAAATTGATGCGATAATATCTCCTGACGCTGCATATTTCTTGGGTTTATTAATTAATGATAAAGGACAAATTCTTTCTCCTTTAGAAAACATAGGAGTAGTTTCATCAGCTGCTGGTAAAGAAATGGGTGGCCCCGAAGTAAGTAATAGTACCAATGACCAATGGGCTCAACTTGGAATGGCAGAAAAAAATCTTACTGAGTGCATGTTTACCTTTGTAGATGATAGCACTCCAGTAGGAGTTGTAACAAGTCAATTTAACCCTTCAAATAGATTTAGTTATGATAAAAATATATCCGAAGACACAATGCTGATAGGTTTTGGTGCCTTTAAAGCAGCTGAAGATAATACTACTCTTAGCGACATAGCCTATAACCAATGGGGTGGATTGACTGGTACTGTATTACCAGCAAAAATGGCTTCAGCTACAGCTGGTGTTGACACAAGAATGGGTGGAAAAGAAAATCTTCAAAGCGGAGTTATAATTAAAAATGAATTTACGTATGATGATGTTTTAGCTATCAAAACAGATATAGACTGGGCTAAAGAATGGGAATTGGGTGGAAATTATCTCCAATATTACTCTACTGTTATGGATGGAGATTTAAATGATTTGGCACAAGATAAACTTTTAGACAAAGTAAAAGATGATAGAAAGAATAAAAAGTTTGATAACTTTGCTTCTGTTTATGATGTTACCGACAATATATCTGTAATCGCTAGAGGTTATTATGATGAAAATTTTGATAGTAAAACTAAAACTATTGCAGGCAATGGGAGAACAGTAAAAGAAGCTGAAGAAATTTGGGATCAATTTAGGTATGGATATCATAATTATGATTCGGTAAAAAATATATTCCAAACAATATTTCAATTAGATCCTGATGATAACGAACCATCTAACGATGCATTGTTCCAACTTTTGTCTAAGGGTAAAACAGATGTGCTTGAAGAATTTGGTGCAGATCCAAGAAGTAATGAATTTTCTACTTTGCTTGGAGCAGACTGGACCTCAACACTTAATGCTCAAACAGCAGCAAAACAATCAGCAGTTAATATAGCTGTTACCGAATACGTTGATGCTGGGTATGTAATAGATGAAAATACTGGACAAAGAGTCTTAAATCAAGACGCTGGATTAGTTGATTTGTATAACGAATTAATAGTTAGAAAAGTAAAAGCCATAAGTAACTTAGTTGAAAACAGTCTTAAGTCTTACGAATATAGCACCTATAATGAACCTGGGGCAAGTGCGAATAAACATAACGAAGATGCACAAAAAATGCTAGCTAAAATAGACACACCCAAAAAACTTTATTTGATGATGGTTGGTTTATTTAGGCAAAAACTTTGGAAAGACCCATACTCTAGGGCATGGTTAGTTTTAAGACCAGATAAAAAACGTTTTAATCCAAGTGGAACAACTCAGTTTGTTATGGGCACGATGCCTGTGTTGGCACCAGTAGTAGCTGGATTTAACATTGGCAATGACGAAAACGATCAATGGAGCTTTAGACCTGTCGACAAAATATGGGCAGCCTTTATAGATTATAAAGCAGAATATTCAACAAGTGATAGTAAGCTTAAATCATTGTTACAAAAAAATGCCCATGAAGGTAATGGTTCAAGTAACTGGATCCAAGGTGTTGCAGAAGACGCTAATAATTTTTGGAATAGGAATATAGGCCCGATATATCATGCGTTTACGGCTTCTCTTGGTAATTTGCTCAACATGTTTAGGATGTCTATGGCTCAAATGGGTTATGGATTAAATGAATTAGAGAATTTTACAAAACAAGCAAATATATTAAACAAAGCTTATAATGATTCAATTTATTATTCACTAGGTAGACCCGGCACACTGTTACGCGCTGTTGATAATCCATTCACCAGAGAATATGGTGAACCAGTAGTTGAAGTTAGAGAACCATTCCAAAGATTACATTATATAAGTTCGTTTACGCATATATTAAGCAATAACATAAAAGAAAATACTGGTGGTATAGCAACTCAAATAACAGCTGTATCAGATGGGAAATATCCAGTTACTGTTTCATTAGACAAATCAGCTCCACCAGAAAAACAAGTTGAAAAAACTGTTGAAACTGGTTTATATTTTGATAACGTTAAGGGCGAAGGCGTATGGGGAATACTACATCCCATATTTCACCCTCTGCAAACAGCTAGAGGTATAGCTAAAGCAGCATCGGGAGATCCAGATGAACTTTCTGCAAGAAGAGTTGCATTAGCTCATCTTAAAGAGTCTTTGAAAGATATTTATGATGGGGAAATAATAGTTATTGGCAATACTGATATTAGACCTCATGATTTGGTCTATCTTGCTGATGTTTATGAAAGAATGTATGGCATATTTGAAGTAGAGCAAGTAGTTCATCATTTTACCCCAGAAACTGGTTTTATAACCAGCATAAAACCAAATGCCTTTGTTACAGTTAATGACCCAGCAAGATGGTTCATGTCGTCTTGGATAGCATCAAGGTTCAGTATGCAAAACTTAAGAAACGATACAAGAATGTTATTATCAAGTAAATCAAATAATCCACTTACAACAATGACTGGTGAAGTTTCTGTTGACCATTTAAGCGATTTGCTTAAAGATCAAATGATGGGTGGCATACAATATACCCATGGACATTCAGCGCTATTAAAAGACATTCAGGCAAATCAAGTGGCCGACACTATGCCAGAAGGATCTGCAAAAATTAAAGAAATGATAAAAGCTAGTACTGGCAATCAAGGCAATCAAGCTGGGGCAGCTATCGTTGCAGGAATTGTTATGCCGGTTGTAACAGCCGCAGCAACAATAGCCACTATGCCTGCAGGGCCCATAGTCTCTGGTATGGTTGCTGGTGCAGGCGCCCTACTCACCGATGCTGCGTGGGGTGCTTGGAAATGGGTAAGAGATAATGTACTTGACCAACACGGATGCTATATCCAATACTTAAGTAAAAATGGTCAAGCTATGGATGCTGGTTTATCTAATTTCCAAGGAATGGTCGTTGGCAGAGCAAGTACAAAGAGACTTTTACCAAAAGCTTTAGGAATAAAAACCAATGTAAAATCAGAAAGCGGTTATGCCTGGATTAGATCAGACGATCTTCTTAAGTCATTAGGTTGGAAAGAAAAGCAAATATCTAATTTAGTTAGATATACAAGTTTAGAAAACGCTATAGTTCACGCAGAGTTGTTGAAATATTCTGGGTTGGGTCCAGAAAAAACTGGGCTGAATCAATATTTCAAAACAATAGTCAGGGTTACTCATGTTAGAGACGGTGACACGTTTGAAGTTGTTGATGTTCTTGGAAACATAAAAGAACCATATGCTATTCGTTTTGATGGAATAAACACAGCAGAATTAGACAAAATAACTGTATCGCAAGATATAGCTGTTGTTGATCCACAATCTTCGGCGTCAAAAGCTTTAGTGTTTACTAATGAAAGAGTTTATAATAAATTAATTGCTTTAAGAATTAATCCAAATAGGCCAGACATGATTCTTACTGCAGATGATTTAGAGGCTGGAGCTACAAAAAATAATATTGCCAACTACTCAATAGCAAGAGAGCCAAACGCAAGCAACTATAGCGAGCATAGATACATGGGTACTGTGTTTTATAAAACAGATCCAAATTCAAAACAAAATATAATTAATAAATTAAAATCAATTTTCTTGGCAATACCAGAAGGTACGTCAGATTCAATTCTTTATGTAAAAGATAAAGCTAAAGAACTTATTAACCCAGCTTCTGTAATTTCAACTAGATTTGATACACTTTATTTAGAGTATGACAACTTATTAAAAACAACTTCAGTCAATTATCAGAATGGCAAATATAGTGAATACTTAGAAATTGATCCTGAACATCTTCCAGAAACTGGAGATCCACTTGGTAAGTTAACCCAACTTGAATTAAGATCTTTTGATGTTTTAGTTAATTTACTTATACTTGAAAAAGTTTATGATAAAGCTTCAGAATGGCCAGTAGTTAGTTGGGATGAGTACTATGATGATGGCTCTCCTATAACGCTTAACTGGGAGTTAGTTGTAAATAACTTAGCCAGAGTATATACTGAAACTTTAAATTATATTTCTGGTCCAGCATTAAATAGTAGTTTGAATCCAGAATTAGTAAAAGTAAATCCAACGTAAATAGGTAAAAATGTCAGATACAAATATAAATCCATCAGATCTTAATAGTACGCAGGGGCTAACGGACAGACTTAGTAATCTCTATTATCCAAATGGAGAAATGGTTATTAAAAATACTAGCATGTCTCAACTATCCTATGAGGATAGAACCCTAAGAAGTTCTGACCCAGTAAAAATATTACAAGGAGATGGAATTTATAGGAACCCAGCTTTTGCACTTAATTCTTATACGCAAAGCACACAGTCCGCAATGCATGGGATAATAGCCTCAATGGCAGATATAAATGATGACATTAAAATAACAGATCCTAATGACCCAAATGGAGCTCCATTGACCGGAGCTGCAGCAAAAATGGAAATAGCAAAACAAACTATACTCAATACTGGTATTGCTCCTTCTGGTTTTGAGGGAACGATGAGGGCATTAAATGATTCAATTATCAATTTTACGATTCAACCAGGAGAATCAGGTGGAGTTGTAACAACAGACATGCGGACAAGCACTTGCACATACCGTTCAAGGATATGTATCTGCGCCTAATGCTCAAACCCTTAATGGTGGGAGTAGACCAATAGCATTACAAGAATTGTTAACGCAACAAGAAAAAGATGTCTATGCTCAAAAAATGGCTGAGTTAAACAGTAAAGAAAATTTTAAGGGTACAGTTTCAAATGCATCAATAAATTTTAATGATAACTCATATACAGATAGTAGTGGGGTAAAACATGAGGGACAAAATTTAGGTGCACTAGGCTTTGAGATAACACAAGAGGCAAGTTACGTTAGCGGATCTATGGAGGCTCAAGCTGTACCAACACAGTATTTAGGTGGTGGATCAAAATTATGTTATCCCTCCGCAGCATTATTAGAGTTGTTATTACAATTAACTAATAGAATGTATATTGAAGGAGGTATGGGCTGGAGAGCAATTATTGGACCAAACTTTAGTACTCTATCGGCAGAGAATCACAGTGTCAGCGATCATGCTTTTGGCAGAGGGTTCGATATAATGCCCAATGTAGGGACAAGTGCAGCACAAAAAATCCCTACAGGAGTTGCAGTTGACAATTATAGAAAAGCATTAGATTGTCTTTTGACAAATCTTCAAACAATCTCCTGGGATCTTCATCCAGACCTTATAGTTATACACGATCAATTAAGATCTGAGTTTGGTATAGAAGATGGTTTAGAAAACGCAAACTCTGCAATAAGATTAAAGTATCCTAAATTAGCTCCATTCGTTAACTTTGGCGTGGATTCTTCTCACAGAAATCATATACACATAAGTTTTAGCCCTCAAAGAGCTGGGTCTTTTATTACTCCAGAAATAGCTTCGGAACTAACAGGAATGCCTCTAGGTGGAAATACCGGATCTACTAATGTAGATGTAGATAAATTCAAGAATAATTATAAAGGTAAAGTAAATGAAAGTCTTACACCAGATGAGGTTATGGCGTTATTGTCTACTTCGGGAATGTTTAGTCCAGAAATGGCAGCTATTTTTACAGCAATCTCAGTAAGAGAAGGAAGCAGTAGACCAGCAGCCCTTAATCTAAAAACTTCTGGAGGCGACTTTTCTGTTACTATGTTTCAAATTACTTTACTTCCTGGAGGACACGGTCCAAAGAAGTTTGTTTTAAAGTATCCATCAGATGATTCTGTTTTAGGTTATAAGTTAGGTTATAGCGTAGACTCAGATAATGACCCAACAAGTTTATCTAAAAAACTAATTGATTTAGGCAGTGAACAAACAATAGATTCAAGAGTTTTTATCCCATATAACCAAGCATTAATGTTAGGTACGGCAGCTGCTGGTGAGGTGCAAGCGGCAAACGCAATTAAAAATAATAAACCATTAAATAGTTATCTGTTTGCTGCATGGGGAGACTATGAGTGGAAAGGTAAAAGTAGAAGTACCGTTGGTTTTATTTTTAATATAAAATTTGCTACAGCAGTAAGTGCATATCAAAGTGTTGGTGGATCTATTGATGGTCTTAAAACTTGGGTAAGAGAAAAGTTTAAAAATCAAAAACCATATCCGTATATAGAAAAATGGATGGCTGGTACAGAATTTGATGATCAAGGAAATGAGGTATAATTATGGTAATTAAATATCCAAAATTTGATAAAAAAATATTTGATCACATAGAAGATGCAAAGTTTAAGGGAAATAAAACTAGGCCTGGAACAATCATGATATATAATTCTGGCCAAAATACAGCGACAGTTATGGTTGATGAAAAGTTTTCAAGTTCAATACGGAAATATGTTACCCAATGTACCTTGCCCATTTACCTATGGCGTCCAGTCTGTTGCCCCATCTCCTGGAACCCGTTGCTTGGTTGGGTTTAGGGATGAACATGAAAATGAACCTTATATAATGATGTATTTTAACGAACCGCAATCCCACAAAAATATGAGAAATACTTCAATTGATAGTGGCATACCTAAGTTTATGGTGTAAAAATGATTTATAATTCAGACCAACCAGAAAATAAAATGTCCAATGTATTTAATGAATCTGCGGAATTAAAAAAAAGAAAAGAATTTTCCCATAGAGAAGTTGGCTTAACCCATCCAGACAATAAGGGCTTTATGAGAATAGCTGATGGTGGGGAGATAGAGATATTTGCAGCACCTGGTATAGGTATTGTTATAAACCCAAATACTAGAAGTATTTCGTTTTTTGCAGATTCAATAAAATTCTTTTGTAGAGATGATGATGGACTGAGATGGAATGATAAATCTTTTAATCCAGCATCTGATGTGTATAATGAGCCAGCTCTTTTAAAAACTGGAGACTTTTTAAACAATCCGGCCTATCATAGGACTAACCATTATTTAAATAATTTACAAGATTTTACCGAAGACCAAGTCATCACTCCTATTACTATTATTGGAGAATATGGCCTTGGAATAGCACAAAAGCAAACTGAAGAACCAACTGAAGACCCATCAGGTATGTCGTTTGAGCAAAAAACATTGCTTGACAATTATGCAAAAACACATTCTGATTCTGAAGTAGATTTAATTAAGGGTTATATGGAAGAGGGTTATTCGTTTGCTACAGCGTTAGAAAAGGTTAATAATAATGACCTGGGTAAAGCTAATAATACCCAAAATTTCCCTTGGATTACAAACGATTTGGATAAATGATGAGCGATTTTTATTTTGATCTTAGTGGGGATATAAGGATATCACCAAATAAAGATATAGCCATGACTCAAAGTTTGGCACAAAAAGATACTCAACAAATATACCTTCGTCTTATGACTGAGCCAAATGACTTTACAATATACCCAACGCTTGGTTGCGATCTATCCCTTTTAAAAGGAATGCCGCAGAGTAAGTCAACTGGTGAATTGGGAAAAAGAATAATAAGAGATGCTTTAGAAAATGAAACAAAGGGTGGAGTTTTTAGGGGAAGAAGGATATCAATTGATGCAATACCAACTTCTGCTAATTCAATAAGATTTGATGTACATATTGAAGATAATGGATTTGAACCGATTACACTATCGGTAACACAGAATATTTAAAGATAGGAACCTTATGCCAGTAGTAAACAGTAAAACAAGCACTGAGATTTTAGGAAGGATGTTGCTTTCTTTAGAAAAGAATGCAAACATTACTGCAACATATCCTGGCTCAATTGTTAGGGCATTTGCTGAATCAGTTGCAGTAGAAGTAGGAGATCTTTATCAAGCGTTAAAGTTTGCAGTTGATCAAAGCTCTATTGCCACGGCATCTGGAAGATCACTGGACATGATTGGAGCCCTGTATGGTGTATCTAGGAAAACAGTTTCTCCAGATGTCCAACAAGAAACTGACAGCTTTAATATTGAATTTTATATAGCTACACCAGCAGCTTCTGATATCGTTATTCCAGCTGGAACATATATCTATAATGATGTTACCGAATTTGCTGAAAGACAGTATCAATATATTTTAAATTCAAACGTTATAATTTTAGCTAGCACAACAAGGGCTTATGGTAGAGTTTCAGCTAATTTTAATACAGCTGATTTTACTGCAGCTAAAGGATCATTAACTAAACACAATTTTGTTTCTGCGGATGGAACAATAATCTATTGTTCAAATCCAAAAGAAGTTTATTCTGTTTCTGGTATGGAAAGTGACGACAATTACAGAAGAAGAATAAGTCTTTCAATAAAAGAAAGATCATATGGGACAACTGAAGCAATGAGGTTAAACGCACTTTCTATTCCTGGAGTAAGAGATGTTAGGATAAGAGAATCTTCTTACGGCCTTGGTTCATGCGATGTGATTGTTGTCCCAGAATCACAAAGAGTTGATCCATCTTTTGTTCAAAATATACTCTCAACCCTTTCAGCAAGAAAACCTGTTGGTATTAAGTTGAACATAAGACTGGCAGACAGGGTACCTATTGGGGTTGTAGCAAGCATCGTTTTGCCGCAAGGATTAGGGCAAAGTACAATCAATGCACTTGAAAGCCAGGCAAATCTCTTTGTGAAAAGATATTTAAATTCATTTACAATAGGCGGATCATTAGATTTTGCTGCACTAGAAGCCCAAATCAGAGCTTCTTCTGAATTAATAAAATCAGTGAATATACTAAGCGTTACCTCAAAGGGCCAAGAATTGCCAAAAGGTTTATTCAGATTACCAACTGATAGAGAATATATGATCGCTGGGACAGTATCGCTATTTTCTGTTATAATGTCTTCACAAGGTTATTAGAACTGAAAGAGTGGTACTTATGTCAGACAAGCTATTTCTTGTCACTAAAACTCATATAATAAAAGCCAAAAATATGAAGCACGCGAGAGGCTTGGTGGAGGGAGAAGACGACCTCCCTGGTGATATATTGGCAGACAATGTTTTTGCAAAAGAAGTTGACGAAGAGCAAGCATCACGTTATTTTGCAACGGGTCAAGATTCATTCTACGATACAGTTGATGAGATGTCGTTTAATGAAAATGATGAAGATTTTCCTGCGCCATTAACGAGCACAGTACCATCTTCAACAATAGATTTTCTGAGATCAGAAAATAAAAGATTAGCTCGTTCTGCAGACAAGTATAAAAATATAAGTGAACAAGCATCAGAAACGATTTATAGAGCAGCCTACGATGCTTTTGCTAATTTTAAGCTTCCAGAAATACAAAGAAGAGAGCCTCGTAAGGGTGGTAAGGGCACACCAGAAACTGCTGTTGTCGTCTTTGCCGATTGGCAGTTAGGAAAAGTTACCCCAGATTATAATTCTGAAATAGCTGCAAAAAGAATAGAACTCTATACAGAAAAAATGTTAGAGATAGTTGAAATCCAAAGAGCAGACCATCCAATTGATAACCTGCATGTTTGGATGTTGGGTGATATTGTTGAGGGTGAAGAGATTTTTCCAGGACAAAGTCATTTGATTGATTCAGGTATTTATAGGCAGGTTGGTGTTAATGGTCCTGAGATACTGGGTAAGTTCTTTGGAACAGCACTAGAAAACTTTAAGCAAGTTAATGTAACTGCAGTTATTGGGAACCATGGATCAGTTGGTGGAAGAAACCGCAAAATGTATGACCCAGAATCGAATATGGATAGATTACTATATAAGATAACTAGTCTTATATTTTCCAAGAATGAAAGAATTAATTTTAATATTCCAGATGGAAGAGGCGAAAGACACTGGTATGCAGTAGATAAAATTGGTGATTATTCAACTCTTTTGATCCACGGAGACCAAATGCCATCACCAAACTCAATTACTAGTTACTATAGAAAAGTAATGGGTTGGAAAGATGGGGCAATCCCAGAAGAATTCCAAGATGTATTTATGGGCCACTACCATCAACAGGCAAAGATGACACTAGGAAGTTCCACCTTGAGAATATCTGGTTCTCCAGAAAGCTACAACACATATGCACAGGAGTATTTTCACTCTATGAGTAGACCATGTCAGCACTTAATGTTTGTGCACCCAGAACACGGTGTGACCTCAGAGTACTCAATATGGCTTGATGCAGTATAAATCTAGGAATAAGGGTAAATGAAAACATACTTCCTTGCGTTAAATAAAACTGATTTTAACATATCAGGTAATACGTGGACGTCCAATGTTATAGATCTTTATTCAAATAGATTTTATTCAAATTACTCAACTATAAGATCAGCAACTGGAATCAACCCACTTGGTGATTATACATTTGTTGGAACGGAAATTTTACCTAACGCCACTCCAACAATAGGCCCCTATGCAACAGTAACAAATTATGGTGAATTTTTTCTAGACCAGAACGTACGGAACATATTCAGTTTTTGAAAACGCTCAGGATCAAGATGGAAATTATATTTTTAATTTTACTGAATCTTCTCCATATTGGATCTTAGGGCAAGATTATGGTACGGTTCAACCATATAGATTCGTTGATACCAGTTCTAGAATAGATATTATTGGATATAAAAATGCCCTAACAAACTTACCTGGTACAGAAGTTCCTAGTTGCGAAATAAAGATCTACGCATCATCGCAAGATGATGCACAAGTATCCGAGTGGCAACAGATAGCATATATTAACGATAAAACTACTTTACTCTTTTTAAGAGATGTAAAAAGATATTCAAAATTTGAAGTTATATTCAACTCAACGTCATCATTGGACGATGCAAACTTCCTGCTATTAGTTCAAATACAAATAGAAGATATTATTTCTCCAGTAATATCAGACCATACTAGAAATATTCTTTCTAATTTTCCATCATGGACCAAGATTTATTCTGACTCTCTAGAAAGAGCAACGCCATCATTGGCTACCCCAGAAACTACAGCTGGTAAATTAATTAATTCATTAATAAATGACGACCTGGATAGAGTAGATGAATTGATAAGTAGGATTGAATTAGATTCTTTTATAAATTCAGCAGATCAAACAGAAATAGCTTGGGCCTATACATATACACCAGTAAGACCTGGATTTGTTAAAGTTACTGGTGACAACGCAGAACTGGCAAGGGTTTCTACAATAAAAGATCTTTTAGATCATAGAACAACTGATTATGTTTTTTATTATAATTTCATTTCTGGAGAATTAATAACAATTAAAGAATTTAAAAACTTATATATAGATAATACTTTAGTTAATCCAGTAACTACTCAGATGTTTAACAGCTTTGATGAATTTGGCCTTAGGGTTGGTTTACAAAGATTATATCTAGAGTCTAATTCTAATTTCGCAAAAAGAATACTTGATGTTAACCAAAATCCACCGGCCATTAACTCTAATAACTTTAAATTAACTTTAAGAAGAGAGTTGGATATATGGAGGGCTTTTGGTGCTACGCCAAACTCTGACTACCTAGGAGCCACACCAGAGGTATTAGAAATTTCAGACTTAGAATCTATAGCCAAATATTTTACTAAAGAAGGAATTCCTACAGATAATTTTATAAATTTTGTACAGTATCTTAATACTCAATATCCATCTAATTATGGTTATATTAAGTGGGGAGAATCTTACTGGGATTACGCTGGAGCAAAACAGGAGGGCGTATCGTCTCTGCCAACGATACTAGATGCAGCAACGACAAGTTTTTATTCTGAAGTGTATCAACCTGGAGTTGGAGATTTTGAAGACGCTAGAATTAAATTAGAAAAAATTGATAAAGAAATAAATAAGTACTCATTTGGTCTTAGAGTTAGCGGTTTGAAATTTGAAAATACAGAACCAGCTTATGAACCGATAAACATCGTATACGATAGTTATATTTCCTACTATGAAGATTATATAGAAAATGATACAGCAACTGTCACATATGATGTTGAACTACTACTGAATTTACACGGGGACATACCAAACGACGCGGTTTATAAAGCAAGATATATTGATTATGTAAAAAACATATACGGACAAAGTTCTTCGCCAGAATTTTTGGTAAAAAATATATTCACATCTTCTAACTTCACCAGTGGAGAATCTGTATTTTATAACAGTTCAGGAGATCCATATACTAATACATTTACGGCCTCCGCCACAGAGTCCTATAGACTGTCTGAGATACCACTTTATGCCGTCGATGCTGCAACAATAAGCTTTGTTAGTGCTACTGGACCATCAGGTGCAACAGGGAACTACGCCACGATAGGATTCCTAGATGCTACCCCTAACACGTATGCTAAAGATACTTCTAAAAAAATTATAAAGACTGCATCACAAATAAATGATTCGCCGTACGCGATAAAATTAAAAATTGGTTCACAAATTTATAACCCAACAAAAAAACGTATTGTCAATACTCCAAAAATAAGATCACATCGTTTTGGTAACACTCTAAATAACTCAAATGATATTACCCAAAAAACAAACATAACGTTTACTCCACAAGATGTGGTTAAAAATTTCACGATCCCATATGGGGCAACTCCTATATATGTCCACATATCAAATGTTGTTGAAGATTCATATGACATAGACTTGTCTACACCACCGTATCAAGGTTATGGTGGAATTTCAAAAAATAGAGATAATGGACTAACCTACCTAATACCTGCAACGCCAAATATATTATTTAGTTTTATCACACCAAATTTTGCTACTCCTAATCAACATGAAAGCTATATTGATACTGTTGGATCAACTGTAAATTACTATTTTACAAATATTAAATTTCCATATAAATCAACTCCTAATCAACTGGTCATTTCGTCAAATGACTCTTCACTATATCCATTTGATTATATGTCTTGGGAAAAGTTTACGGCTGATTATGAAAATCAAATAGACTTTTATATATCTGATGAAGGTGTTTTAATCGATGGTGCAACTTCAAGTTATCAGTTAATGAATAACAAAAAACCTGATTTAATTGGATATTTTGATTTTCAAAGATCTGATTTTGGTTTAGGTGATTATGGATCGTCTCCTAATTTATGGATTTCTGATATTGAAATTTTAAATGAAAATGATAATGTAGCTATATATGGCCTATGGCATACCTCTATGTTGCAAACCGCTAAAGATTTTGGGGCAAGTGTTTATGATTCATCTTTTGTTGATCAATCAATGTGGCAGAGAATGTTGGAAGTGGGAGGCGCAACTCCAGAAGGACTTTTGAATTATCTTAATCCGACTACTGGTAAGTACCATATAAAAAATGTTCCTTTCTATGCTCAGTATTTATTTAGGGAAAATTATTCAATTAATCCAAGTATAAAAACTGGTTGGTATTACCAAAATGGTGAAGATAGATATATTTACGCAAAACCCAAATTTTATTCAGAATATAGCAACACTGAATTTTTATTACCACAGGTTGCAAGACAGGGCGCACCAATAATTGTGACTGTAGATGATGAAGAATATACTCAAGTTTCTTTTTTTGATGAAGCCACACCAACCACGCTGTCTGAATATAACTATGAATACATTATCGCAAGATTTGATGACTATATTGCATTAGCATATAAAGATGTTTATGATATTACAATATATGATCAATATACTGGAGAAATTGTAGCCACTGGTTTAAGTACAGAAAATAATATAATTAATTCTTCAGTATTAAATTCAACAGGATTAATAGAAAAAAATAAAGAATATAAAATTACTTACAAAGTTAAAAAAACATTTACTGTTGATAACCAATATTATAATGAATTTGATAATTCTTATAGAACAAAAATTAATATATTACATACAGAAAGTAGTACTCCCTACATAGATGTCACATACGAGTCTTCAGTATTTGACAGTGATTTTGAAGATTTTGTGTTACCTTTAAATCCTTTAATTACTTCAGTTGATGAAGGGTATATTTACTTATCGCATAATGAATATGATTTTGATAAAGTCGAAGGAAAACTTTCGCCAAATCAAATAATAGCTAATTCAAAAGATTTTATGGCTTTAAATATTTGGACTAAAGATATCAATAAAAATCCAAAACAAGCTTATTATGTAGACATAATAACACCCAATGGATCCGCAACTCCAAGCTCAGTCCAAACAGGTGAAGACGGTTATGCAAGAGCATATATCAAATATACTGGATCAAATGTTGCCACACCCACCACACAATATGTATACATAAATGCATTAGACGCTTGGCAAGGTAACGTGGTTTCATCTGCAACAGTAAATTACTATGTAAAACCGCAATTAAACGTCCCTAAAAAAGTTACCTCAGAAGTGACAAAAAAAGTCATAAATGCTGATGGGGTAGAAACAGTAGACATTATCGGACACGCCACTCCAAATGCAAAGGTTTATTGGAGAAGGGGTAGAAATCTTTATGAAACTTTAAATAGATCTTATTCTACATCAACCTCAGAACCAAATCAATCTCAATTGGCTGGAATGACTACGGCAAATTCAAATGGTGATTTTTCCATAGGCCACTATAGGGCTCAAAACGACGCAACTCCGGGCTATTGGTTTGTTGTAGTAGATAGCGAATTTGCTAGTACTCCTAACGCCAATCCTGTTACTATAGCAGGAGATATAGTTTACTGGTATGAGAGATATGATGTTAACCAGTCAAATTCGGCCGAACCTACTTTAACTTCTGTTGAAGGTAGTACAACGAATTATTATCATTATTTAGAAAACCCAGTATTTAAAAAGAACCCTAATACAGATAAAGTGTTTTATGAAAATAGTTTTAAAAATTCTTGGAACTTACCAAAATGGTATCCTGTATCTAGATATGAACAATATCAAATGGGTCTTTTAGGGGCTACGCCATATGTTGTTGAGAGCTATAAGAATCTCCACCCAGACTATGAAGAGGAATAATAGTGAAGCCATTTTCTAATATTACTGATAACGGTTTTGAAAATGCAATTAGGACTGGTTCATCACTCCCCGATGATGCAGTAAATTTGGGTTGGTTTTCATCAGAAGAAATAACACCAAAAAATTACTTAAACGTTGTTGACCTTTCTGGTCTGACGCCAGAAAATGCCGCAAATAATATGGCAACAGAAGATGATTTCATGATGTATGCAGATGAATTTGGTGTACTTAGATACGCAAAAAGCAACGCACAACTACATCAAGTAAAACATTCTCCAATAGTTAAAAACTCAGAAGTATCCATAAGTAATTTTCTTATGGACAATACTGATTCTATAACGGATAAAAATTATACCTCAAGAATTGACGAATTTGAAAGTTCACTTTTTGCTCATAGTTATTATGTAAGTAGATTTTTTACAATCATACCAGCTACTGCTTCAATCTATTCTGGAATACAAAATTCGATAAAAATTAATGATCCAGATAAATATAATATTAGAGTAGTAGATGGTTCTGGGAACAAGTATTCAGATGAATATGGAAATAATAAATATCAGGTATATATAGAAAAATATGAATATCCAGGCAGGACCCTGCAGTCAGAATTTTGCAGAATAATTGTTACACTAGATGCATCTGATCCAATTGGTTTATATCTTGTTTACGATAAATATGAAAAAACTTCTGACAATCTACCTTACAATCAGTTCCTTAATTACAAGGAATATATTAATGCGATACCGACATACTCATACGCTGTAGAAGAAACTGAAGTAATTGATCCCTCTTCTTTTAATAGAAGAGTTTATTCAACTCAACTTTTTGCGCATAAAGAAAACAGGTTGCTCAAATCAAAAACCGAAGATGAAGGTTGGAAAGTTGTAACACCTAAAAAAGCAATTCAAGACCCAAGAACTTTTCAAAATTTTAACTGGAGGTTATTAGCTAAAATTAATTATGATTTTAGTAAAGTAATTGACAAGTATGAAGATACTGAAAGAGCTGTTTTGAATGTAGCAGTACTCTATTCTGGTAGCATAACTAATGCAAAAAATGCCTATGTGTTTGCCAACCTTGAAGAAGCCGCTTTTAACCAGCAAAACTTTTTATTTAATAATCCATTTGCTCCTACAGGAAGTAACAAAACACAAAAAAATTATTGGTGTGTAGACATAGACAATTATGTTTCAAACTACGCCTCACTGTCAAATGGGTTTGATTTAGACTTTGTTGTTTGGACGCCAAACCAAGCAATAACAGCTAACCAAAAAAGAACAATAGACATGATGATGGATCATGGTATTTCTGTATTTGTTGATTGTTCAAATCTTGACCAAACTAATTTAAATACTTCTGGATTATCTTCTTTTAATTTTAATTTAAATTCTACATTAAAAACAACAGGTTTATTGCAACTGGCAGATGATTATGTAAATGGAGAAAGTGTCTTCAATAGCTTGGACATGGCGGACTATACAGAAAGCACGTCTATAAAACATTTTGGTGTTTTTGGGACTAGGATAGATGTATTTAACAGCAATGCAGTTAGGCCAGTTAGGGCATTTTCCAGTAGCCCAGAAGCATCGGATGGTACAGCTAAATCGATTGCTTGGATCTTGGATGGTGGGGTAAAGTATACAACAGTTATAAAAGATAAGTATAATTTAAACTCAGAGTTTTCTCCATTTGCTGTGTTTTCTCTAAACCCAATTTTAGCATTTGTTAATGATAATTATGGGTCAAGTGGCACTGGAGTTTCTGTACCAAACAATGATTTGTTAAATAACTTTCCACTCGGTAAAGTGGGTAGCCAAATCCAATTAGGGTATAGCCAAGCTTCCCTTGGGGCAAACTATCTGTTTATGAATATAATATCCGAGTGTAATAAAAATAAAGTTAATAGTAAATTAAAATTTTCTCAAGATTCTGCTGTTGTTTGGAACATATCACCATGGAGAAATTCTTGGACTATTAATGG